TACCTTCGGCAGGAACTTGATTGACGCACATATCACAATCCATTTCCAGATATTCATCTGAGAGTTCCTGGACAAAATTGGCTGCCCAGTCATCATCAACAATGATCTCAAACAGATCCTTTGCCCTACCGTAATAAAGTTCTGGAACACATTTCATCCCAAACTTATTACAATAATCTTTGACTTGTTGAGTAGAAAATTCAAATACCTTTCCTTCTGGATTAGTGAAAGTAATACGGTAAATGTATGTGTCAAATTTACCTGGCTCACATCCATAATCATAGCCATTCTGGATATAGGCACCAGTTTTGAGGTAACCCACAGCCTCACCATAAAGTGTGATGCCAGAAGTTAGATTTTCTTCCAAAGATTTTGCAATATCTCCCCACACATCATAAGAATAAAAATGATTCTGAGTTTTTTTGAGATCACTATTCTTAATCACCTTACGACTGGAATAAACCAAATCATAATGTGTATCAACAATATTTACTCCCAGTCGCTTGAGAAGTTTCTCATACCAACGCAGTGATTTTTTACATAGAACTTTACTCACAACAAATGAAGTTCCATGTAGTTTTTTGGTGATCGAAATGAGATCGTTTGGGTGGATATTCTCGGCATACTTCTTGAGAGGAGAAGTATCAATGTGGAATCTGAACTGATTATCAATCAGCTTGGTTTCCCGTGCTACCTTCTTTTGGTTTTTTCCTTCTTTAGTACGAAGTTTCAGTGCTTCTCGATTAACATATTTTTCGCAAAGTTGAATATCGAAAATACAATCAAACTCCTGATTTACATTTTCTTGTGTGATTTCGAAATTCTTTCCTGTGACAATTAAAATCCACTCACAAATAGATTGTACCGGAACAATGTATCCTTCTGATCGTTCTCCACGCAGACGAATGGCGCGAACACGACCTTTTTTATTGAAGAATCCTTTTACTTCTTTGTTTTGGTTTAGAGTTTTGTCCTCAAAAGAATTGCCCCAGGCAAGAAACTCTTTATTGATTGCCGATTCTAGAGGAAAATAAACATAAAGAGCACCATCTTTCGCATCAAGACCAGTAATCACATTATTACCGTCGATTGACACACATTGAAGACGATCTGCATTCTCATGCTTTCGAATATTATTCAGTTGTACTACCTTGGCAAGGTAGTTATGATTTGCTTTTTCGGAAATTTTGAGAGTCATGATCAGTTAGAAGAACTACGAGCACCACCAAAAAGCATCCCAATTAGGACGACAATAACAACACTTTTCCAGAATCCAAGTGCAACACCAAACCACGAAAGTACAAGAGAAAGTAACCATGCCTGAAGTCCAATTGCCAATACAGCAATTGCAATGACTCCAATAATAATACCAACAAGTTCTGGAACACTAAGATTGTTAAAACGATTTCGTGACATTTTGAATCTCCGTTTACTCATAGATCGTAGCACAAAATAAAGAAGGGAACAAGAGATGTTATGACAGTTTCGAAACTGTCAGTAAAACTTCTTAAGAAGTTTATTGTCAACATCATAAAGACAGAGAAAATTTTCTTCCTCAGGTCCACCGCATCCACCATCAAGAACAATTGAATAATTGTCAATATGAACATGATGATAATGACCAGAAACCATCACATAATCATGATGTCTAGGACTTTCCCACCATAAGATTCTCTTATTTTCTGTCCTATAATCTATGGGACCATAGATCATCAATGCCTTGATCTTTCGATTGATATCCTGTTTTGTCACGAAATGAACATTTTCATAGTCAGGAATTTCAATTTTAGAGCTGAAATAAGCATGACAGCAGCGATATTCGACATTATGCTTTGATTTGAAGACAATACCATAAGGCATTGAAACCAACCAATTCAATAATTCTTCATCTGAAATTCCAGCTTCGGAAAATTCTTTTACTGTAGTGTCCAGACCATTATTGAGAAGAACATTGTTTCCTTTCAAATGTCGAATTAGTTTATCTTGGTGGTTTGATTGCAAAACAATGGCACCAGAATTCCTAACCAGTTCATAAACTTTAACACTGTTAGAATAATCACAACGAGAATCAAAAAGATCCCCCAGCAAAATGACTTTTAAATCATGTTCTTGCGCATAATTGAGTGCTTGTTCAAGTTTTCTTGCGTCAGAATGAACATCTCCAATGATTGCATAGCCCATTTAACTTTCCATTAACTTTATTATTTTAGCACAATGAAGCCACGAGCAGGCATAAAAAAGGACACTCCGGGAAGTGTCACACCAAACTTTTCTTTTTTTCTCTTTTCGATCTAATGTCTTTGTAAAATATTATTTTTTGATTTTCTCCAGTTGGTTTTACAAACTTTTCTTTCAGTTGTTCGGCATTGTCCCATTTCATCGAAGATGATTTGTGTTCTGGCAATCCAGCAGTTTTCCCGATTATTTTCCAATTATCAGCCAAATATACGGCACCATTATTACCACCAGCAACAAATGTAATTAAGATCTTCAAATCATCACCATATTTTTGTTTCCATGCAGTAGGAGCAATGGCTCTGAGTTGCTTTAGAATTTGAGTTCCCGCATTAGGGATAGATTTTACCATGCAAAATCTCCAGTTATTGGCAATAGAGTTGAAAATAGAACGATATTGCTCCATACTAACACCCATTTCTATGAGGATATCTTTTGGTGGGGGATAAACAGAAGATCCCAATCCAATCATTCCCACTGGACGAACGCCAAAACCATCTTCTTCATAAATCAACCAATCTATTCGTCTTCCCACAGAATCAGAAGTAGGAACATAAGAATGATAGTTTTCAATAATTTCTCTTACTGCGTCTTTTTGTTCTTTTGTTTTTACTTCTTCTAGAAACATTTGTGAATATGGAACATTAAACTGTGGTAACTTGATGTATATTTTTCTCCAGATCCTTTCATTTGAAGGTGAAATAACTTTTTATTATCTTGTGTTAGAAAATGCAATGTGGTTGGTCTCATAATCCAGTGTCCATTATAAACCATAGATTTAATATCGTCAATTGAATATAGATCTTTTTTATTAGTTACTTTTTTGTGCCAAATTAAAGTCTGAACTGGAGTATCGTACATTCCCCTGGCTAGAATGACATCAAAAATTGCAATTTTATTTTCGTTAAACCAACTTAGGGCAAGGTCATTTAGATCTTGATCAATATCAGATTTTTTCAATCTATGTTGCCTGTACTTACCATTACTAACATCAATCCCAGGAATACCAAAAAATTGCATAAACCAATTCTTTAACTTTCCATCAATATTAAAATATTCAAACCACTTTGTAGATGATGTAAGATGGCACTGAGTATGTTTTCCTTTTGTCGATTTTAGTGAATATGCTGCACCGTCTGTTAGATTTATAATATCCTGTTTGGTTTTTGGATTGCCATCAACAACAAAAACTCCAATGCTTGTGTTGTTTAGCCATTCGCATATTTCTTGTTCTTTTTTATGTCCAGAAAGTTTTGCATCTCTACCTGCATATATTTTGTTTTCTGTTTGCATGTTTCATGGTTCATAATATCATCTTCTCACTTTTACATTACAAAAAAATGGCCTTGTGGCCAGGTAAGAATTATCCTCGATAGTGTTTAGTCCCATCTACGATATATCCCCATCCTTTCTTATCGAAAAATTTTACACCATTTTCGAGAAAATCTTTTCTTGCCATACGAAGATTATCCTCGTATTCTAAAAGCTTTGCTACTTTTTTGATATCAGAAGAATTCATGATGGTTTGATGATTCTTTTTGATTGTAGCACATCAATAGTACCTATAGTTTACATAGTAGACAGTTTACTGATTGTCTGGAACAAATATGGTGTATCTTCCTGTCGCAGCATTTTTGTAAAACTTTCCAGATTTTCCTCCTTTGGTTCCTCTAATAAATCCACCACTACGAAAATCAGTTCTTGCTTGTGTTGTTTGTCTTTCTTGTTGTTCTTTTTTTCTTTGGGCGGATTCTCTCTTTTCCTTTTCCAATTCTTTTTGATATTCTTTTGATCCTGGATTGAGATCAAAAGAACCTCTAACTTCGGCCAAAAATTGAGAAAAAGATTTCATGGGAGTTTTTTACTTATTTATTTTTTGTCAAGATCTCATAATTCACCAATTTTCCACATTTAAAATGTATGCGACAAACTGGCCAATCTTCCCATTTTCCATCCCATGTCTCTGGATAAATTTCAATATATTCTGTAATCATATGCGGTCTCACCTTTCCATGAGTTCCATTTGGAATCCACACAAAATTAAACAAACCACCTGCTCTTTCATCATAACCATCATCGCCTCCTTTAAGTTCGACAAAATCAACAGTATGAGAATAGTCAATCAAGTATAGGACTCCATCGGGAGAAATCCAATACTCATTCATAAGATTTTCGATGCTTTTTGTCTGACATCGAGTATTAGTAAACTCTTCTCCAAGATCATAAGAAGATCTTACAAAATCCATCATTCCCATGTCTATTTTTCTCCAAGTTTTACAATAGGTTCTGCTCCAGACAACTCATCATAAAGCAATTTAGCGAAAATGAGATGTGGTTTTTTTCCCTTGTTTCAATTGCAGAAGAAGTTGCGACAGTCCACATAATGTCAAGTTGTAGTTTATCAGGAAATTTCTTCATCAGTCCCACCACCAACAAAGATTTTCTAGAGTGTTAATGAATTGTTCATGATAAACAGTGCGACTGGGATTTGGTTTACCGTCTTTCATGTCCTGAAGATACTGAATAATACCACGAACTACTGGAGTGTCTTGGAAGTATTCGTGCATTCGATAACAATCAAACTTTTCATTATACTCAATGAAGCCATGAAGTGGTGCCATATTAAGACGGTGGGCACGAATGAATACATCTTCGTCTTTGATGCCGTGCTTGTTACGAATATCTAGTGGTGTATATTTTTCGCCATCATCATTCTCTTCTTCATCTTTTTCAAAGACAAAATGAAGACCTTCATAATACTTCTCCAATAACTCTAGATCTGGAGCAACACGAAGTTCTTCAGTCTTCTTCAAATAATACCTCATTCTATTGATGGCACTTTCATCTGTGAGGCGAAAGACGATGTTGCCGATATAATAATTTACTGGCCCACCATATATGCTTTCAGATAGTCTTTTACGAAATGACAAATGGAGAATCTCAAACCCAGGATCTTCGTTCTCTTCCATTACTAAACCTTGTGAAATAGTCATAGTCATTCCCAGGGAGATTTTCTTTCTAAAAGTTTTTTAAGTGATTCTTTCACTTTTGGGTCTGGTGGAGCATTGATAATTCTTACTAGTTCATCGTATGCTTCCTTGGAAACATACATTTTTTGTGGCTTTACTCCAAGATGTTTGATACATTTTCTTTCATATCTCCAATCTTGGAATTTATGCCATAATGATCTTATGAAATTTATCATTTTCTTCCTCTAAGATTCCAAGGGTCAAATCCTGGCTGTTTCATTATGTATTGGTCTCTCATTTGTATTGATCCAATGTTTAATTCTTCCCAAAAATCTTGTGATCTTATGTGATCATCTAAACGATAATCGGAGTGGTTGATGAGGCGATACCAATACCAAAAAATCGTGTGTTTGATCGGAGAAAATCCGATTATCCACTTGTTTAAGAACACTGGGAAATCCATTACTTTAATACCTCATCAGCAGAAACACAATGATAATACTCAAGACCTAACTTTTCAACTACAAAATCTTGGAAATCCAACTCATCGCATTCTGGAATATAATATTCCCCATCGCCACCCCTATGAGTAAAATTAGCAAGATAATCCTCAAAAACTAGAAGTATTGCCAATGCTCTTGATTCATCATGAGAAGTAGTATGTGTGTGAGGATGCGAAACAATGCGTTTGATACAAGAAAACAACTCTTCCCTTGTATAAGAAAACGCAGGTTTTTCGGAATTCAAACCATAAGTCATTTGTATTTCATCTCCGAAATCAAAGAAGTAAAGAAAGCAACTCTGTCTTTATTGTATTCAATATCTACGCCATAATCCTTACAAAAGTTCTCAAGTTGTCTTTCAGTAGGTGTGGGATAAGCACTACCAAACCTAGCATATGTGATGTGTTCAATGAACTCTTGTTTCATAATCTCAAACAGACGCACTTGGTCGTCTTGTGTGAAATCGATCTCACGCTTTGCTTGCTGATGTCCGTCGAATGTGATTTTCATTGTTGTTCCTCTTTGTTTGGTTGTACCTTTTTATACACAAAATCCATAAGTCCCTGAAATGCTCCCCAGCAAAAGAAAATAAGGGGAAGGCATAATACTTGTGCCCAAGTCCAAGAAATTACCCCTGTAAGTTTTAGAACCACCAAGGCAACAGAAACAAAATCAACAATACCGTATTTCATTGGTTTGGTTGTGTATGCAGTCATTATAGGGTATCCAGGTCCGTTCTGGTGTGCCTGGTAGACAGTTCTTCAAGTGTCTCCATGTCTTCTAAATCGTGAATAAGTTCCCAAAGGTCTCTACAACTAACCACCATCTCGCCACATCCGTGTTCCCTATATTCTTGGAACTCTTCAATCACAAACCGAAGTGCTGTTGCGATGACTTTTTCCCTGTCGTTTTTCTTTGGTCGTAGAGTACAACACATTGTTGCCTCTACAATTCTTTCAGCATCAGACATCATTATGAGAAATTGTAATGAACTCTTGTGTGGAACTCTTTGAAGCAACTCTTATTAGAAAGTTTCATCATCACAGGAGGAATGTAGTAAGCACATTCGATGAAGAAATCTTCTTTGGATAAAAACTTCAAACCATATAACATCCAAGTACCAAACTCTTCATGGAACTTCCTTACAGCACGATATTGTTTGGAGTTGATAGGCACATACCTATTTTCCCCACTAAAATCATCACCATAAGGTGTTGCTTGGGTCATCATAATACAAGTAGTTTGACCTTCACCAGTGCCGAAGTATTCACCAATCATATACACCCAGTATTCATCAACAGGGAATGTATCACGACCATATTTTTCCTCATATTCTTCCATACAAAGATTAGCAAGATTCTGGAAGTTCTCTTTCTTAAGGTCTTCTAGTTGTTGCTTTAGTTTTTCTTTTTCACTCTTAGCAAGTTCTTTGAGTGCGTCACTGTATTTGTTGATTCCACCAACAGCAGTTTGGATTGCTTTGATTCTTTGATCTTCAGTCATCCTTTCCTCCTTTTCAATTTCAGCAAGTTTTCGTAGAGCATCACCATTTTCTTCATAGAGTTTTTCAACTGCTTTAAATGCTACCTCTCTTCTTGCCGATTCTTCTAGCATCTCATCAAGTGTAGGTTCTTCGGTCATAGTTCATCGTCCTCCAACTCATCAGCAAGACGCAGTATAGCATCTTTTACCCAGTTCTGTCCTTTGGTGAAATAGTGTTTTTCCATACTCAATTCCCTATCAGGGTTTGGTTCAATGTTTAGTCCTTCTACTACTTCACGAAGAGCAGCAGAAACGGCAGAGTTATCAAAATAATATGGTCCTGGACCTAACTTAGCATAATACTCATTCATTACTTGTTGTGATCTGGATTTTCTACTCATTGTTCAACTCTTCCAGTTCCTTACATCTATCCATAATACACTTGATGAAATCATCAGCAGTCCAGGTATTCAGTTGTGATTCGATTGGGTCATTTTCATCCCAGGTGATAGTCAATGAACCATCAGTTTCTTCTATTACATTAATCATCAGTCTTTAACCTCCAAAAAAAGTAAATAACCAATACCAGATAATACCAACCATAGCAATACTTAATAAGATAACAAATATTGTAGCAGAGATTGCTGGATAAGTTACAAGAAAGTGAATGAGGGTTACAAGTGTTGCTAGGACAAAAGGTTCATAAACAGTAGATAATTTGCTAATAAATACTAATGTTAAATAACAAAAATTACTAAATAAATATGTATGTAACTTTAAGGGAGGCAAAGAAAATACTAGGACTTCATCCAAACACATTAAGAAAATATGCGGATGATGGAATTATAGAGTCAATAAAGACTCCTTCTGGACAAAGAAGATTTAATGTAGAATCTTTCATAAACCAAAAACAAAATACAATACAAACAATTCTTTACTGTAGAGTTTCAAGTGATAAACAAACAGACGATCTCCGAAATCAAAAAGATTATCTCCTCTCAAAGTACCCAGGAGCAGAGATCATTGCTGATGTCGGCTCTGGACTCAATTTTAAACGAAAAGGTTTGCGTGCCATTCTGGAACGATTATTGCAAGGAGATTCAATCAAACTTGTGGTTGCCGAGCGTGACCGACTTTGTAGATTCGGATTTGAACTCATCGAATATCTTGTCACTAAAAACGGTGGAGAAATCGTGGTTCTCAATCAAAGTGAGTATAGCCCAGAAGGAGAACTTGTATCCGACATCTTATCAATCATCCATGTCTTCTCTTGTAGAGTTCATGGGATGCGAAAATATAAAAATCAAATCAAAGAAGATTCGGATTTACCCAAACCAAACTCAAAGAGAGATTCTTAGAAAATGGTTTGGGACTTCTAGGTACACCTACAATAAAACCGTAGATTATCTGAATGAGCCAGACACAATCGCTTCGTGGGGATCTATCAAAACCGGAATAATACATTCTTTACCAGATTGGGCAGATAAAACTTCGTATCAAATTAGATCTGTTGCGATAAGAGATTGTTGTAAATCTTTTTCTGCTTGTAAATTGAAAAATAAAGGAGTTAATCCAAATGATTGGCACAAAGTAAAATATAGAAGCAGAAGAAAAACAGTGCAGTCAATATATGTTCCAAAGACTGCAATTAAAAAAACAGGAATCTACCCAAAATATTTGGGAGAAATGAAACTTAGTGAAGTGATTCCAGATAATATTATGGATTCAAGATTAACTCTAGAAAATGGTAGATATTTTCTAGTGATTCCTTTCAAACAAGAAACAATTCCTTGCGAGAACCAAACAAGAGTTGTTGCCTTGGATCCAGGAGTCAGGACATTCCAAACTTTCTACAATCCAGAGTTTTCTGGGATGATTGGTGAAGGTGACATGGGAAGAATTGTGAGATTATGCTCTCATCTTGATTCTCTTATTTCAAAGAGAGATAAATCAACATCAAAAAGAAAATCTAGAATCAACAAGGCAATCAAGAGAATGAGAAATAAGATCAAAGATCTTATCGATGAAATACATCATAAAACTGCTAAGTTTTTAGTGGATAACTTTGATATAATACTGTTGCCTTCTTTCGATGTAAGTGAAATGACAAAACGAGCAAAAAGAAAAATAAACTCCAAAACAGCTAGATCAATGCTTACTTGGGCTCATTATAGATTTAAATGTTTCTTGAAGTCTAAATGTGAGGAGTTTAACAAAGTTCTCATAATCGTTAATGAAGCATACACATCAAAAACTGTTTCTTGGAATGGGAAAATTAATTATTCTTTAGGTGGATCCAAAATTATTAGAGACAAAGACCATTGTGTTTCTAGAGACATCAATGGTGCCAGAAATATCTGGACGAAAAGCGTCTCAAGAATTCTTGAGACTTTGGGAGATAGCCCCTCAGGTAGCAATACCTGTGCATTGTTAGCGTAAGTTAGCAAAATTCTATCGGTAGTGCTAGTGTTGCCTTATGTTGTGGTTTCATTGTTCTACACAAACGATTTGTTGATTATACTGGTCTGCTCTACAGATAGTCACCTTCTTAGAATCCAGTGTTCCTAGTTGGTAAATGATTATACACATCTGCCCGAACAGAATGATAAGTCCTACTCGTTTCTTTACTCCCTCAAAATACTTATTCATTTTCCTCCAAGAGAAAATCCACTTTGAGGATGTGCCCAAGGTTCTTTATCCTTTTCAAGTTTTTCTACTCGTGCCTTGAGTTCAGCATTTTCAATATACAAGTCCTCTAAGATACTTGTGAGGTTATTCCAATTTACACAACCCATTTCATAATAACCATTATTTTCTGTTATTTTTGTGTAGATGCTTTTCCAGTTTTGCGAGTAGTTCATCTTTTTTAATCTTATTGATAGAACCATCATAGAAGATAAATTCGGTATCGTCAAGAGATATGTGACACTTCAAAGATTGTACCTGTTCTATCTTTTCGATTGTCCACCCATTTCTCCTTGCTCCTTTTCGATTATAACATAATGAAGCATTCATTGTAGCAAAAGATATATTTTTATAATCACAAAATTTTTTAAGTTGCCCAAAAACAATATATTTTTCTCCTGTTGGACTGATTAAAAGATAGATTTTTGAATTTGGATGAACAAATCCATTAGCAAATCTTTGTTTTGCTTTTTTTCCTATTTTTCTTTTTCTTTCTTCACCACACGGAACTCCATAGAGAGGATGGTTTTCTCCACTTAATAATTCACTCAAAAGTTTTTTGTGTTTTTTGGAAAGCGGTTTGCCTTTTTTTGCTTCAGTTTGCCGTCTTTTCCATTCTTCACTTCTTATAACACCAGAAACACCTTCTCCTCCATTGGTTTTATTGTGAAGAATGCCAGTTCCCAAATCTTTTCTACCGAAGACCGCAATCATATAGATTTCGTGTTTGAATGCTTCCTTTTCAGTAAGATTTTGTTTTAAAAATATTATTCTAGATTTGTCTTTTGGTGGTTTCACTTCATATCTAGATTTATAATATACTCTATCGCCATTTCCCTTACCAATATAATAAGGAGTTCTATCTACCCGCAAATATGCGTAGGTATAAAATCTGTATGGGTTTACCATTTCTATTCTATATGTACGGCATTATTATTTATAAAAGTTTATAATAGAAAAGGTGCCCAAAAGAGCACCTAATCTTGTCTGTAGAGAATTGCCGTACCTATAGACGATATTATTTATACTACCTCAACTTATCCCTCATAATCTTCAAACATTTGTTCCACTGATAATCATTAGTATCGTGAGAAGGTGGAATGAATTGGCTATCAATCTTATCCACGAGACCATCAATACAAGTTTCCATATCATCCGTAGAGTTAGCACAGAAGACATCACACCACCAATTTTCAATCAACTGATAAAGAGTAGGTGGTTTGTTCTTCTCTCCCCATTCTTTGATAAGGTCAAGAGAGTTCTTGAAGTTCTTATCATTATCTTCTTCATCAATCTTTCTTTGAAGTTCTTTCCACTTTTCAGTTTGTTGTGCCTTTACAAATGCTTCTCTCAGGGATTCTGCTGTTTCTTCTGGTGTCTTAGGAGTCAACCAATCCAGTGGGTTTTCATTCTTGTGTTCCTCACACCATTTCACACTCTCACGGACAACTTCTTCCATTTCATTATGAACTCGTTCTCCTCGTTCTTGTGCGGTTTCTTTCTTTACCTCAATATGATTGTAGTAAAGATCTTCAAGCAATCTTTCCGTTTCGGCATCAGTAACCATCACAAGAGTAGGGAAAGAACTCACACCTTTTTTGTGATACCAAGCAAAACAAGTAGCATCTTCACCCATAAGACGATAATATGTTGTATCATTATAAGAAACTACGGCATAATCACCTTCTTGTTGAAGAGTCATCTTTGGTTGTGGATAAGCATACTTGATTTTATCAAATACACTTTTTGTTTCCTCATTCAACTCAACATACTTATCAAGTGTTTTCAACTCGTCAAGTGTAAGTGTTAGTGTAATTTTGTCAGTCATTTCAACCTCATTTTATCAATCACATAACTTGCTTGAGTGAGACCATTACTATCAGTAATCTCTGCTTTCGTCATATAAAAAATAAGAGTAGAACCTTCAGCAAGTTGTTCTTCAATACCTTCCATAGTTCCATACTTTCCAGTTCTCATAGGTTCTGGAATTGAATTGAATGCGTCTTCAATAGTTTTTAGTTGTTCTTGTGTAAGTTTAGTCATTTTCCTCCATCATTCCAAGGATACACATAATCCACTTCAATAGATTCTAAAAGTGTGCGGGCAAAGGTAATCTCACCATAATCAGAACCATCTTCAAAAATATCCCAGTTATGGTGTGGATATTCATAATCTGGATTTAGATTATAACAAGTTGGTTGTTCTGCGTAATTTTTGAGAACTTTGATGAGATGTTGGAACTTTTCAGTGTCAGTCATCAGAAATACTTCATCCTAATTTTGCCATCAACGAGGTGTTCATCATAATCCAAGTTGCCATCATAAATCATCTTAAGATAAGTTTTCTCAGTCACAATATCCCTCTATAACTCAACAACAGAAGCATATTGGAGATACAGAGAGTATTCATACTCGTTGAAATTGATTGATGGAATGAGACCTTTGTAAGATTGAAGAGATTTGATAATCAGTTTTTCTGCTTGATAATGGTCGTCAGGCATCAGTCGTCCCACCCATCAAAATATTCAGTAAAAATACCAAATGCTAAACTAAATCTCTGTTGTTGTAAATCTACACTCATAAGAGAACTACCAAAGAAAGAAAACAAGATGTTGATACCACCAGAAGAATGAACGATACAACCAGGATTTGTATAACTCACGAAGAGTATTGCTCGATTCTTGATGATACCAAACTGCCAGGTGTGGTCTACTTCATCACCTTGGAAAATTAGTTTGTCGTGCTGGAAGAGTTTCATCGGTTGGTTGCTTATGAAGTCATTATACGACATCACAGGGACACTTGGAGCATCCCTGTGACAGTTCTTCAAGTGTTACATGAGGTTTAGCAATTCCTTTTCTTCATCAGTCAAACGAGCAATCAGTTCTCGTCTTTTTTGTTCTTTGATTTCTTTTTGTTTTTCTCTCTCAACCATCTCATCCAAAATACCATTCATCGTCCCAAAATCATAATCCCCAGTATCCCAAGTGGATTCACCTTTGTTATCAATGAAAGTAGATTGTTTATAGTTATTGCCATCATCATACCAATCACAATAGAGAGTGATGTAATAACCTCCATCTGCTTGACGAAAGGTTGCTCCACGAGGAGAAACTCTTTGTGCTTTGGTGAGAAAGTCCAGTAGTTCAGTTGCGGTAATCATCAGTAAGTCCAAGGAAGAGTTTTCAGTTCATCATCAGTAAATTGAACTCCATCATCAAGTCGTGCTTTATTCTTATACAAATACCACTGCTTGAAGTTGGTAATATAACCCCGCAAATCACCATCCTTATCTACAAAATACACAAGGACATCACAATACTTGTTTCTGTCCCAAGTGAGGATGGTGCATTTGCGGATATGTACTTTTTCAAATTCAAAATCACCAAGTCCAGCGATAGGATAATCGGTGTAGGCATCAAGCATTTGAGGTGTCATCGGTTTGGTTGCTTATGAAGTCATTATACGATCAAACACACCCAACCACAAGGAGGAGTGTGCCAGTTCATCAAGTGTCAGTCAAAATAATCTCCATCAAATAAGTTATCATAATTGTTGAGTGCCTGATAAAACCACCAAGCATCTTCTTCAACATCAATCAATCTATGCTGACACACCCATTTTGTATAATATCTTTCAGGGAACATTAGAATATACCAACAATCAAAAGCACTTCTCCAAGTGCGTCTGTTATTCCAGAGGGTTTTGAGTTTATTCATCAATCCACCTGAACCCCAAAAGTTGTTTCATAAAGAAACGAGCAATCATATTTGGTTTAGTCGCCATATAATACTTGAAATATCTTCCATTACCAAAGGTATAATAACCTTCGTGGTTGTTTCCTTGTTTGATTACAAAAGAGGTTTCATAAGAACCAGCACTCAATCCAATTCCAGAACTAAATGTTAGTTTGGGTCTGAATTCCCCATTCTTCTTCGCATACTCAAAGTTATCAAAAATACCAGCAAACTTTGCGTTGTAATGATACTCTGCGGTTTGTTTGGATACATCAAACTTTCTCTTGGTCTTTACCAAAAGTTCATCAATCTTCTCATCAAACTCCTGTGTGATTTCTTCAATACTCCTGCGTGGTGCTAGGAATGTTAGTTCTTCTGGTTCTTGTGGAATAGTAAAATACTCACTCAAATAATAGTTCTCATCATTTGGGTCATCTGGGTCATAACATCCAACAAAACGAATACTATCAAGAACATTTTTTACATCCTTGAGTGTTTTGATTTTATCTACATTCAAACGATAATTTTTTCTATTATTAGTCATAAAGTTAATACATAAAATTTATAGTGTTTTTGATTTTCTTATTAGTTTCCCACGACCAGGAACCCAACCTTCACCAGGACATTCTACAGCACGAATACAATTTCCGCAACCATCATTCCACCACTTTTTCCCAACACTTGCTTTACTTTGTCTGGTTTTACTTTCTACACTCATCCCAAGAACCCAACCTTCACCAGGACATTCTGTTGAAAGTTTATTATTCCCACAACCATCATTCCACCACTTTTTATCTTTATTACCAACGGCACATTTTTCTTTGTGCTCTTCCGTCATCCCAAGAACCCAACCTTCACCAGGACATTCTGTTGAAAGTTTATTATTTCCACAACCATCATTCCACCATTTTTTCCCATAAGCAGGATGATTTTCACCAAACTTTACCTTCTTCTTATTCATTTCTACATCCATCCCAAGAACCCATCCTTCTCCAGGACATTCTATAGAACGAACTACATTACCACATCCATCATTCCACCATTTTTTACCATAAACAAAAGAGTTTTCACCTAATTTACCATAATTTGGATTATTTTCACCTATATTTGCTTCACTTAATTTTTTTCTAGTTTCTTCACTTGGATTAGAATTTCCATCACCTCCGTCAGTTCTATTGTGGAGAATACCAGTTCCCAAATCTTTTCTTCCAAAAACAGCAATCATATAGATTTCGTGTTTGAATGCTTCTTCTTCAGTTAGGTTCTGTTTGAGAAAGATTATTCTTGATTTATCTTTTGGAGGTTTTACTTCACTCTTTTTCTTTATATACAATCTATTTTTAGTTCCTTTTCCTATGTAATAAGGAGTTCCATCTTCACGCAGATATGCGTAAGTATAAAACCTATTAGGATTTACCATTTCTATTCTATTAAGACCGCATTACTATTTATAATAGAAAAGGTGCCCATAAGAGCACCTAATCTGTCCGTAGAGAATTGCGGTCTTAACAGACACTTATATTTATTAGAGTTTTTCAATCTCCTCACATAATTCTAACACATCAGCACACATAATCACACCAGGAGACACTTGAAGAACATTAATCACCTCACGAAGAATACCAGTAAGGTGGAAGGCAGGGTCGTGTGCTTCGTCATCATAATAAGCAGATAATACTTTATCTGCTTTGGTTTTTATGTCAGTCATAGTTCCTCCAGTTCCTCAATAATGTCTACTAATTCTCTAAACACACACCAGGAAGGTTCATCACCATACCATTCACTAAACTGATTATTCAATTCACGGATAGCAGCAACAACTCCATCCTTTGGAAAGTTGTAAGTGTCCTCTGCTTCGTATGCGTCCATAATGCTTTTTGCTCGGTCAGTCATCGTATTCCAGTATCAAAGAGTTTTCTCAATTCATTATAAATCAAAATCAAATCTTTGTCTGTATGTAAATGACCGACATCTTTTGCTCCTCGTAGAAATTCATAAAGTTCTTTTGCTTGTTGCTCTGTGAATTCAATTTTATAACTGATTTGTTTTTCAATCATTTTCAGTCTCCATCAAACTTACATAAGGAGCAGTTTCCCAACCACTCCATTCAACCAACTTCCAGTCGGCACCCATCCACTGTTCTGCTTCTGGTAGCTTATACCGATACTGAAAATCTGGACGGCACATCGGTCCATTATCAACAATTCTCATTTCAATCATTTTAAATACCTGCGTCGGCATCAATTGTGTATTCTGGAGTGTCTGTGATAATCTCCACATTCATATTATACATAATACTCTCAATTTTTCTCAATACCCTCTCTCTGGATTCTTTGGTAGTGTTGCCATAGTTAACAACATTCAAAGAATGTGATAGAGCATCTAGGATAACATAACAATCAACTGCTGATAACTTCATTTTCCTAAAAAATCCTCCAGTTTAGGAATTTCCCCACAATAAGAATTTACTTCTGTTGGACTTCTACCTTTGAAAGTAATACGACACTCCATAGATTTGTCGTAAGTTTTTTGATACAAACTTTGCTTCTGCATATCAGTATAGAAATATCCAAACATCAAACCAATAATGCTAGCAAATCCAACCATAATACACAGAGCAATTAGTGCTTCTTCATTTAGTTTCATTTGTTTTCTCCACAATCAACTTCAAGGTATTCTACAACAGGTTTCCTCAAAACATAGAAAATGCGTTTTTGTGCTTCTTCAAATGTGGAATACCAACCATCATAACCAAACATATTCATCCAAAACAATCCAAACCATTTCTCTTGCGGATAGTATCTGGTTGAGTATTTGTCTGTAACTTTTTTAATTCGGTAGTTTTTCATAGGTTTGGTTGTTTATAGAAATATCATACCAGAAAGGGCACCTGTTTTCAAGTGCCCTTGTTCCAGTTCGTCAAGTGGTCAAATAGGATAAGGTTGCTGTGGGTCTCGTGTCCACAATTTCTGGTAGGTTAACCACTTTTCTTGATGTGGTGTCATTTCAGCAAACCAGTGCATCCCATCTTCTGAAATTGCGTCAAGATAGTGGATTTGTGTTCTTGGACAAATAGTTCTTGTCACTTGTATGAATTTTACTTTTTCCATAGTCAAACTCCGTCTGGTAGATTTCCTGTTAAAGTAAGAATAAGAGCAATAATATTAATGATAGCAAATCCTACTGGTAATGCCCATTCTATCTCTTCTGGGTCATTCATAATCAATTACACATAGGAAAATAAGCAGGACCATGAAGTTCTCCATCTGGTCCCAGATAAGACCAATCACCTTTTTCTACATCCCACCAACAGTCTTTGGGATAATCATTGTGAGCATCATAGTATTTTCTCACAGCATCCCACTGTTCTGGAGACCAGTTCTTCCAGTTACTCATCTTATCAGCAAGGAAATGATTTTCAATCTTTCGTTTGATGATAGCATCAGTAGTGGTGTTGTAAATCTCAATCACATCAGAATGATTGAGATGTAGGGTCCAAACTCGTTCAGTCATCATCATTCTCCTTTTGATAATCCCATTTCAAGTTGTGAGTAATCATTTTGAAAGCACCATCAAGAGTTGTTGCGTGTCCATCATAAATCCAATCACCTACCTGAATAGTATAATATGCCAAGGAACCTTCTGCGGTGTAATCACGGATACTAATTTCAGTCATCGTCATTCTCCCAGAAAACTTTCCATTCTTCCTTGTCCTCATCGGTCATATCTTCAACTTCAAAACCACTCACATTCAATCGAGCAAGACCAAAATCTCTAATGATTAGATTTGCTACATCATTTGCCAGATAATCACCAAAATCTGCTGAACTTCTCAAGTCAGTATATGGTTGAGCAGCAGGATTGAACTTCACACAAAATGTGATTTTATATCCTTCAACACAATCTTTTGACTTACGCAGTGCCTCTTTGCGTTCTTCAATTTGTTTTTCAAGTTGTTGAAGTTCTTTGTAGGTGAGGTTGGTGATGTTAGTCATAGATTCTCCACCTCCTCAGCAAGTTCATAAACAGCACGAGCATCAAGTACCCAATCTTCTACACCTTCTTCTGCACAACACTGATAGTATTGGAGTTGCTCCACAACCTCACGGAGAATAAAAGCAATCAACTTCTGCCTGTCGCCTTTTTGCGGTCGCAGGGAGAGTTCCATTGTCTTATCAAGGAGTTCTTGTGCTTTAATAGTCATCCCCATACCTCTAGGTATTCTTCGAGAGTGAAGTTCTCATCAATAGATGCTTCTTCTAATAGTTCTTCATAAGATAATGTTTTAATCATTTCAAAATACTGTTCTGGAGTTGGGTCTTCATCTGGGTCGAAGTCATCGTGACAGAGAAATGAATACTCATTATAGAGTGCTTTGATCAATTTAGAATAAGCCATTCTTTATCTCTGTATGCTTTCAGGTTCCGTGGTGATGAAGTAATCATATCAAATCTAATTTGAAACCACTTCCAACGAAATGAAAATCCACATAAAGACCTACTACCAAAACTAATCAATAGCATTGGGAAGATTTCAGTGGCAGGGTAGTCGTCCCATTGGATACAAATATCAAATAGAGCAAACTTTGGATAGTATGAGAGCACTTGTAGGTATCCCTCCCAACCAAAATCTTCATATTGTGCGATATCAAAAATTTTCACTAGACCCCATCTCCAGTTTCTTGCCATTCGTGGATAGGATTATACTTGTTCTCCACTTCTTTCACCCGCAATAGGAAACTATCTTCCCCGTGGTCTCCACTATACAAATAGTCCACAGCACGCATAATCTCTGCCATCTTACGCAGTTTGGGTAGTTGTGCTTCAAGGTAATCAATCACATCAGGATCAAAGTTATACCTATCACCATATTCATTTACTGTATTGTTAGCAGCAATCTCTTGCTCCAACTCATCAGCAAATTGTGCTACCTTGTAGTAATCATAACCGCAGTCACAGAAGTGCCCACCCGACATTATCGTGCCTCCAATTCTTCATAAGCAAACTCAACTTGTTGCCATGCCAATTTTTCTCGCGCTCTCTAACTTTCAATAGAAGATTTGGCAATAAGTGGCCATTCTTCTTTGGAACCTTGCCACCAATCTTTATAATCTTTAGGCATTACACTGGAGAGTTCTTCATCATATCGTTGAAGACGAGCGAGTTCTGATTTAATCGTCAAAAGATTGTCATGGAGTTCTTTGTTAAAATCATACTGTTCAGACAAACTTTCTATATTATTGTCTGTATAATTAGTTTCTTCTCGGATCTCCCAAGACAATTCTTCCATGTATGCTGCAGTGTCATCCATAAAGTATTCAAGAGTTTGAAGTAAATTCATTCTTCCTCAAATCCACCAATACCAATATCTACAAAGGTAGAACCATCAACATCTTCAAAGAGTTGGAAGTCAAAATCACCTCCATAGAAGTGATACTTGTGTCCATCTGCAATCCTTACTTCTTGATCAAGTGGAAACTCTTTGAGTTTTTCAATCCATTCAGCAACAGTCATTTGAATTGCTCCAATACATCAATGAAATGTTGAATACAATCTTGAGGAATATGAATGGTTTGGTATTCTGGTCCATTACCATCACGCACACTCACAGTTCCATACTCATCGGGGGAGAACTCAAAACACCATCCATATTCATCGTGGTGAATTTTGATTTCTTTGGTGATAGTGTAGGTCATCGGATGTAAAGATGTTTCTTATTGATAATCATATGATCCAGAACCTGTGCAAGTTTCTGTTCATAAGTGGGATTGTTGTGTTTCAAACACTCCACATAAGCATCGTGGAGACGAGCATAAAGATCTTCCCAGTGGGTTTTGTCAATCGGTTTGATCATGAGATTCATTTGAACTAAAGTCATTATAGCAAAAAGGCACTCCACCACAAGATGGAGTGTGATAGTTCATTCAGTGTCAGCCCATTCCCAAGAACGAGTGGCAAGATCAAAATCAAATCCAAACTTATAAGCCCAAAACAAGATACTAAAGAAACCATTAGATCCAAAATTGATCTGAAGAAATGGCCAACATGGAGAATCATTCCAACTGACTGATCCTTGGAATAGACTCCAATAATATTTTTTGATTTTTAGATTGCAAATCTGGATGCAAAATTCAGTACCAAAAGATTTTCTTTTCTTTGTACGAATTAAATCAAACTGCATTTTTCTTCCCATGAATAGGACAATCAGCATTGACCCACTTGCGGTCATCAGGCATTTCTTGGTTATCCATGCGAGGACATCTACAGCCTCGTTTTACTGCCTCAACAGAACCAGGAACAAGACCACCCCAGGGCATCATAGCATCCATCTCTTCATCCGTGTAATTTAGATTGTCTGGATTTTCGAGACGAGATAGTTTTGCCTTTAAATCACGAATTTCATCTTCAAGAGCACGAGCATCATCATCAGTATAATATTGCTTATCCTGAAGGTCATATTCTTCCATAAGTTTCTCTATGTCTTCTTTCTTGTTAAAATCACCGAAAGCAATTCCACAAGCACCATCCATAATGCTATACTCATCAAAATCAATAGCACGAAGAAAACTCTTGAACAAAGAGAAGTATTGATGAATGTTTAGATCTTGTGCTGGTGCCTCGATTGTGATGGAATGTTCATCGAGTAGTCCCGGAAATGTTTGGCTATATTGTGGAGGAGTATCGTTGATAAAAGTGAACTTTACTTTTGCTGAGTAGGTCATTGGATTACAGATTTAATGTAGTCGAAGTCTTCTTGTGATGTTGGGATCTCAAACTGATGATACATTCGCTTGAGAATACTTTCGGGAATGAACTTTCCTTCTCGGTGTTTGTTTCTTTCCAATGCTTCTTCAAGAGAGATCTGGAAATAAACAATTCCTCTTTTGTAATAAGAAGGAATCTTTGCAAGTTTTTTCTTTCTGGTTTTAACCGTCAAATTTGTTTGGTCAAAAATAATGTCCTTCCCTTTATCTTTTGCCATATTGAGTTGAAGTTCCAGTTCTCGTGTGGCATCAGAAATTACATCGTCAAAAATCTCATTGTAGGTGAGATTCAATCGTTGTGCTTCCTTTTCGATATAGTCATCAGTAGACAACACAACAGCATTAGACCAATATGGGATCTTTAGTAGTCGTTTGACATAAGTGGATTTGCCCGATGTGGGAATTCCTGCCAACATCACAAGTTCTGCCATGATTTTGGTTCAACTGTTGGTATTATACAAGAAAAAGGACACCAGTAGGTGTCCTCATGTGCCAGTTGTTAGGGTGTCACTTCTGGATATCAAAAGTAGGAACTGGTGCTCCGCCGTTACTTGGAATCATATATACCGTGCGGTTAGAATCTTTCTCGCCCTCAGTAATCCACAAGTACTGAAGATAAGCAGGATTATCCTTGAGACTTTCGCCAATAATAGAGTTTGCTTTTGCAACACCCTGGGCGCGAATAATTTCTGCTTCGGCAAGTTGTTGAGCCGAATCTTTCTTTGCTTGTGCCTCAAGCACTGCTACTTGACGAGTATATTCTGCCTCCAATAGTTGTCCTTTCCCATTTAATGTTTTCGTATAAACTCCATATTGGGGAAGACCAAAAGCAAGGCCAGCAACCACAATCACACCAGCAAAAACAATAATGGCAACGCCAGAGTCAATAAATCCGTTTTGTTTGTTCATTTGTCATTCTCCAAGGTAGATTTCAATAGTTCATCAACAGTGCGTCGAGCACGATAGTTTAGGATAATGTCCATCACGCAGTATCCAAAGGCAAATCCTGCCATAATAGTAGTAATCATTTTAAACTCTCAACTTGATTAAGAATAGTTTCGACATCTTCTCTGGTAAGATACCCAAGAACATCATCAGTAATGGGAGTATCATAGCAGATTTCCCATTCTTCTTCTGTTCCTTTGAGAACAGCAATCTCATAAAGACCATCAGAGCCACCATAAGAATATGGAGTCATAATGACACTTGTACCATAGCCGTTTTCAAAAAAGTTAACTGCCTGGACACCATCCCAATCAGGATGTGGCTCAAACTCAAGATCAGAAAATTTCATTTTTGTCCCAACGGTCTTGCCAGAGTTCAACAAAGCGTGCCCTCAGATTTTCAATCGTATCATACCGCTGAATGATCGGATTGTCAAGTGGTAGGTCATTAAATCCAGAATCATAAGGAGAAACTAGGTGATAGCACTCCAGTGCATGAACCAGAAGTTCGATCATAACCTCATGTTCTACCTCAGTCAACTGAACAGTAATGTCGTTTGTGTCCATTCCAAAGATTGGTTGTGTACCAGATCATTATAAGAGACTCAGATCAGAACCAAGGTCTGGAGTGGACAGTTTTAGAATTGGTCAGGAGTAGTCTCCAATCTGATTTTTTGTTTTCATTTCTTTAATTTCTTTTGCTTTGTCCAGAAGACGATCAAGATTTGCAATTAAAAGATCCAAACGATCTTCTGTCTTTCCCATCAATGCCTCGTCAATTCTTTCAAATGCAGCTTTAGTTTGTGTGGTGATCATGCAATGAGTTCTCCATACAAGTGCAAGATCTCATGTTGAATGATTCGTGCAGTGAGTCCACTATACTTCTCAAAATGTGGCTTACCATCTAAGTCACGATACTTAACACTAAGGCTTTCTGGACGAGAGATCATTTTAAAAATATCAGGACAAGATAGACACCCTTCTTCCATCTCTACTTGTTCTTCTGATACTTTTGTGATAACAGGATTAATCATAACAATTGGTTCTCCATGATGATCAACAACGATAATGTGCTTGAGAACTCCAATCTGAACCGCAGACAATCCGACTCCATTGGCTGCCCTCATAGTTTCAATCATATCTAGTGCAAGAGAACGAATAGAATCATCGACATTTGCTACTCGTTTCGACTTCCTGCGAAGTAATTTATTTTCTGATGTGAGGATTTGTAACATGGCTTTTCTCCACCAATCTACTATTTATTTCTTGATCTCTGCCACAGCCAACTTACCCTGCTCAAATACAGAATCAACAATAGTCTGAACATTGCGCGATGCAACATCAGTATTCTTATTGTAAACAGGACAGATCACAAGACCTTCTGGTTTCAGATAAGTCGAAAGATCACCAGGAATTACTGTTCCGTTTCTCATGCCAGCAGCATCATCAGGATGGAGACGCAGTGTACGACCGATATTCTGTAGCATCGAAACTGTATCCATCGAGCGCATAAAACACACAGAATCGAGACAAGAAATTGATATCCCTTCTCCCAATATGCTGTAGTTCATAACAACAAACTTCTTAGAATCATTCTTTCCCCATGTATTCAAAATCTGAAAGAACTTCTCGCGAGTCACTGGTTTCCCATCACAATAAGCACCATACTGAGATGTAATATGCAGCAAAGAATATCCACGATCCTTAAGTTCTTCCTGGAAACTGGATTCAGAAAGAAGAGCCATCATATTCTTGGTTGATTTCACGGCAACAAGCATCTTGTTGACTTGCTCTTCGTCAATAATTTCCAGAAGATGCTTACAGTCTCGTTCTGCAACATTATCAGTAACTGCTTCCAGATACTTTGTGATAACTCTTGGTTTTGTGATATAACCACCTTTGATCAGTTCTGGTGCAGGAACATTAGAAATGATCTTCCCATAAACATCAACATCATTCATTCCTGGTTTTGAAGCAACAGCACTGGTTTTAGGAGTTGCAGTAAAGAAGAAACAACGATCAGACCTTTCTGATGCAGTTTTGACATGCTCATGAAAAGATCTTTTTACTGAATTATGTGCTTCATCTAGTATGTAAGTATTGACATGAATACCTGATTCTTGGATACGACGAAGTGAATTATAAGTACAGAAAATTAGTTTATGATGGTTCTTATGAATCTCCGTCCAGTCTTGAATGTTCTTGACTTTTGTGGTATGATAGTGGGACACTTTTCCAGAGTGTACATGAAGTACACGAGCGTTCTTGATGTGCTCTAGATACTCAGAACTGAGTTGACAAGCAAGAAGAATTCTTGGTGCAACAACACAAACTGTTTGTGGTTGTGTCTTTTCAAACTCTCTTATGGTATCGGCAATACCCACCATCGTCTTTCCACCACCAGTAGGGTAGGTAACGATACCAACATTGTTGTGCTGGAGATCGAAAACAGTTTTGGCTTGATGAGGACGAAGTTCCATGAGAATCATTGATTATGAAATAATCATACAGCAAAACAAGACCCTTGTCTAGGGGTCTTGTGACAGTTATTGAAGTGTATACTAGATCTTTATAATTCTTAAGGTAGTTAATAACCTTAACTGGTTCCCTTCGGGAACTTTCCTTCGGAAACTATCTAGATTTATTTTCTTTCTTTAGGTCTTTATCTTTATTAGTAATTATTAATTACTAGAGTGATCTTCATCGGTGACAAAGCTAGTCTACAGACATCAGAGACCCTTGTCAACCCCCATCTAGAAATGTTATGAATTCCTGATAAAGAATTGATTCCTGTTCTTCTGCCTCGATCTCATGAGGTTGGTTGACATAATCAAGACCATCGATTATAATTCCATTCCAGTACCTCTTCGAGTGCCTGATCTTTAGCTTCCCTTGACAAAACTGATAAACATGGTATAATTCATGAAGCAGTGTCCCAATGTAGTCGTCAATCTCCAGTGTCTTCTCTAGTTCAATCAAAAAACTTCTAGGATTTTCTCCACATTCCTCATAAGGAGAAATGTCACAATAACCATAAACACCATCTTCCGTTAGATCCTTATGATCGATAATAATTTCTAGGTCGTAATCCAGAAAATACTTCTCAGAAAACCAGTTCACAATTGTCTCACAAAGATTTTCACGCCTTTTCCCGTTTTCAATTTCAAGTTCCAGCATGAGAAAAAATGATGTACGACAGCCGAGTAAACCAGTGCATAAACCAAATGAATGATCCGATGAATAAGATTCTGTCTAGTGTACTGAACTCCATTCTGATGTGGTTTGGTCTTGTGTATTATGATCTTAGGCTCCCAGGCTCGGATCAAGGTCTTATGATGGACAGTTTTGGTTTTGTCACAGATGACCATCAAAATAATTTAATCACCATCATCAACTCCAACACACAGTATATAATCCATCCTTTCCACTTAGGTATATTATCTAATGTGATTGCATTATTGTAAAAAACAACATTTGCCAAATGATAATCATATTCTCCATAATCAGCTTCTAGCCAATCATAATCGTGTATAATAGCAGAATACTTTATGTCATAAGGAGAAACAAACCACCAAAAAAAGGAAGGCACCGAACCCAAATCAGATTGAAATCCTCTGGGCAAGAACCTTCCATCAGGTAATTTATAATTTTCAGTTAGCTTTACTCTTTGTGGTTTTACATACACAAAGCTTGGTAGGTTCATCCTTCCAGAACATCTATAAATTCTTGTGGTAAATCACATGATTTAGCAACACTGATTATAGACTGCAATACAGTAACATCAACCAAAGACATTTTTACTAGTTCTCCCCAGATGATTTTGAAAGTTCCATATTTCCCATTCTTGACTTCAAAGAATGCCGCAGGGAATGCAGAAGCAATCAATGGATTTATGGTATTTGCATGAGTAATAAAATCTTTCATTTCTTTTGATTGCAATACCAAACTTTCAAATGTTTCCCAATCTGGATTTTGTACTGTAATTGCACTACCATCGAGTATATGTGATAAGGTTTCCTTTATGATACCAATAAACTCTTCAGGTAAATTGCAAGATTGTGCAACTCCAATAATAGATTCGATTATATTAACATCTACTGGAGAAATTTTAATGAGTTCATTCCAGACAGTATTGAAACTGTTGTATTTCCCGCCCTTTGTCTCAAAAAATGCCGCAGGGAATGTTGAAGCAACCAAAGGATTTTTTGTAGAGGCAACAGAAATAAAATCTTTTATCTCCTTTGATTGAAGAATAATTGCTTCAAATGTATCCCAATCTGGTAGTTTTGCAATATCTTCTGGAAGTAGCTCACCAGAATCATAAGGTGCCTCATCAATATGATTCTCTAGGATGACATAAGTTCTTTTTGCCCTATACCAAATGGCCTTATGAGTTTCTGGGTCGTAGTCGTTTTTAATAATGACCGGATTTCCATCGACATCTAGTACTGGTTCTCCATTTTCATCAAACTCTTGAGTATGTGGTTGAGGAACATTAATTGGGCCTACCCAACCAAGTTGAAGAAGTTGTTTATCAGTTAAAAGTTTCAGGTCAGTTCTTACTGTACCGTCATCAAATCTCCAACGGTCAGGAAGTTCTTGTGGATGACCACCTCTTGGGGTACTATATAATTTCATTTTTATGCTCTTTTTGACTATTTATGTAATTTCACTTCACTATAAGTGGAGTTTGTTTTTTCATTGATTTGTTTTTTGATTCTTGCTCTTTTATCATTTGTAATATAAACCGCTCTTGCAAGTTCAATAAATGTTGATGAGAAATCTTGTTGTTTTTCGAGTTCTCTTAGTTCATCTTCAATCACCCATAATTTTTGATTGACTTCTTTGAGTGATTGAAGGTCTTGTTCATTGTAAACCTTATGTTCTTTTGCGATGTTTGTGAGGTCGGTGAGTTCTTTGGTGATATAAGGATTATTAGAGTATTGTGATTTGATTTGGAGTATGGTGATTTTATCGAGTAGTTCACCGACTGATATTGGAGTTGTGATTATCATTTTGGGACAAAATACAAGTAACAAAGTACAAAGTTCAATAGGTTACACACCGGAAGGCACGGACACAGCGGGTGTTCGTCTTAGTGCTGCCGCCCGCAGTGCCATAATTATAGTCAACGAAGCACGCAATCGTAGCATTAAACTCCGTAGAAGACCAATAAGTGGCGCCGGAGAAGGAGTCCCAGTTTGCTCTACAACAATATCCTGGGTTTTGGAGTTGTGTTACAGAAGGAACAAACCAGTCACTGGGATTAAACCCAGCAGAAATCATTGCAGAACATAAGGTTGGCCAATCACAAACACAACACCTATCATCAACGAGTTCTGTTGTAGTTCCGTTCCAGGTAGCACTCACTTGAGTTGATGCAGGAGCAACAATCCAGGCAGTTCCTCCTGCCTTACAAATAATTGCACTTTTATCTGGTAGTACAGTTCCTACAGGACAAGATTTTATAAGTGAACTCAATGAATCTGGTGATGCTACCCACCAATCTGCTGGCCCAATCGTAATTCCCATATGTCTACTTAAAGTCTTTATAAACTATTTAGTCTAAACAAAGTTCATATTCACATTCACTCTACACTTATCGTCACTGCAGGTAGTGCTACAATGAAGTCTAGAACCATCAAATAATAACAAACGATTTCTAATGGACTCCACTTCTATCGTATCTTCTAAAATCGTAAGACCATTATTGGTATTCAAGTAATAAATCGCACCAATGTTTTCATAGTCGTAATCAATATGATTACTATGTTTCTCTACTTTTTCTGTAGAAGGATATAGATTTGCTTTGATTCTTATAATCTTCGATGGACTTAACCTCTCCAATAAGACATCAAAAATCTCATAAGATTCAAACAAGTGAGTAAAATAATAAGAAGAAGTAATCTTTAAGTTCTCCTGAAGATTGGACACATTAGGTGTCAGGTTCCAGGAGAACTCACTGTTTAAGATTGAGTTTTTAATCTTTAGAAACTCATCTTCTTCCAAAAAGTCATCAAAAATCTCAAACATAACGACCAACTTTTGCGGATACCTCTTGTATCTTTTTTACTACGGCAGTTTCTTCTTTTTTTCCTTCAATACGACTGACGATTTCTTTATAGGCATTTTCCATTTCTTCATCAGTAAACATAATCCTTTCTTCATTGAGTCTTGTGGCAAGGGAACTATCCATACTACAAATTCTCATTGGAGCAGGATGAAACTCACAATCTCGTTCAATGATATGAAAATCTTCTGGGTATGAAACATTATTCTTATGAGTGCCAGCAATGAGAACTGATGCCCTCTGTCCTACTGCCTTTGCAAAGTGCTGACCACAAGTATCACAACCGATAAAGTAATCTGCTGTTTTGATGATACCAATCCATTCTCTCATATTGGGGTCTGGTTGTGGTTTATATGAAACACCATCGTGGTATTCGTGTGCTCCCATATAAATCACATTATAAGACTTAGAGAGTTTATTTACTAAACTTTCATAAAACTTCTGTGGGAATGAACGAAATGATGGGTCAAATACTCCCATAGGACACTTATTTGCAGTGCTACCATAAGGTTGAATCACAATCGTCTTTTGCTTCTTTTGAAGTTCTTTGACTTCGTGGATGATTTGGTGTCCTTTGATTTCTTCGAACTGTGAAAGTTTAAAGTATTCTTTTGGTAGGTTCTCATAATCTTTAGAACCATTGATTTCCTGGTGAAATGCCTGAATCAGGTTGATTTCGCCACGATAATATTCTGGGAGACGGTAAGGTTCTGGTGTAATGACTCTATCGGCATCCCAGAAATACTTTTCAAAAGTTCCTTTGGTTTCTGGGTTGAATGTTCTACCTTGTAGTTGTGGAAGTCCCCAGGAAAGAAAATCCCAACCGTGAATCATTACATAAAACTCTTCATCTTTATGTTTCTCTGCAAAGTATAGAAGTGCAGGAAGTGCAGTCATTGCTCTTCCAATACCACCATCAATCGTAATAACTGTTTTCATTTGTATAGCATCCTTTGTTTATCAATCTTTGTATAGTGCTTCCACCAATATCTCCAATCTATGTATGGGTCTTCTTCAAGGCGTCCTTGTAGATGTAAAGTCAGCGATGAAATAGGATTGATTCGCATTACATCAGTTTCCCATATCTTGCAAATGGTGTTTCCTTCGTGTATTGTATCATTCTTATCGCCAGTTCCATCCCATTCTTGGTATTGAGTTGCAAGTGTTTCAAATAAGTTCCAATAAGTTCTAAAAATCATTGGAGAAGTCATAAAACTATAAGTTGTAAACCATCCTGTTCTCCAATGACGATATTTACCTCTCATTATCAGTTCTGGTGATAGATGCTTTGCCTCATAATCTTCTGGTGAATCCCATAAGAATAAACATAACTGTTTTTCTATAGGATACTTTTGTTGTAAGAATATAAACTCATCCAGTGCTTCTTTCAGTGCAGTGGGACAATGTAAGTAATCATCTTCTATAGAATACACCAAATCTACATTACTATCTCTACATAACTCAAACTGTTTGAGTGCAGTATAGTGATGTCCTGTTCCATCTAACTTCACAAACTCATAAGAATGTTTGGACTGTTTGAATAATGAATGCAACTGATTTAATGTTTCTTGTGATGAGTTGTCATCTAATACCTTAAAATGAATCGTATGAGATAGCACCTGATTTGAGGCATTCACCAATGATGTAACACAACCTAAAAGTAACTCTGCTTTGGACACTGAAATGAACCGTGGAAACTTTGATACATTACCACGGTCACAGGTTCTTAGGATAATCTCCAATCTCATCGGTATTGTTGTTGTGGAACTGCAATAAGTCCTTGTGATTGATTATAAGGTTTCCAAAACTCCATTCTCATTTGTTGATACTTCTGTTTGATTTCTTCTGGGATATAATACTTACAATCTTCATAATAGACAACTGGTTTAATCTTATGGAGATTTGGAACACCAGATTTTAGGTCAAACTTTGGATTCTCATAATCCAGTTGGTTGAAATCGTGTTTATAATAATCTTTTCCAATGAACTCATAAATATCCTTCATTGTCTTTTCTGGGAACTTACAGAGTGATCCATACTCAACAAAGTGTATCATCTCTGGGTTCTTTGCCATTCCTTCTTTTAATGAAGTATAATGTGGAATGATGGAACGATTATAAATCTCATCACTTCGCTCAAAGATATTCTGGGAATATGTGAAATCATTGATTTGTTTATAATATAATGGATTATGAGTCCATAACTTTTCAAATGAATTGATAATCTCATCAATGTTTCTTACACAACACAAGACCTTTGTAGTTGGGAAAACTTGTTTAAGTAATGAAGTATTACGAGTCCAACTCCTTGAGGTATCAAAGATTGTGGATTGTGATTGTTGAGAATAATAACCTTCAAATAAACTTTGAATAGTATTGATGCGTCTTTCTTCATTGATGTTGGGACTATTCTCACATTCACTTAATACTCTTATGGTGTCTTCTACAATCATCGATAGTGGAGAAGACACATCTGCATAAAAATCTGGGTTTTGTCTTAATATCGAAGACAAAAGAGTAGACCCAGACCTAGGGAGTCCGCTGATAAAAAAATAGTTTTTCATTTCAATTTTGTTGACTTGGAAGAACCATTAGATTGAATGAAATAGAAATCCGCTCATCATCGTGGTGGTTGGTTTCTACTGAATGTGGGATGTATGATGGGAAAAGAAGAATAGAACCTTCTTCTGGTTCAATCCGCATCATTTCTCCGGTAAACTGGTTCTTTTCTTTGACAAGTTGGCAACCACCCCAGAGACGATTGAGACCTGGATTGGAAAGAACAAGTTTACCACTTTCTGGTGGTGCCTTAAGATAGAAAACACCTGATAGAATCTCTCCGTGAACGTGTTCACTATTCATACATTCCCTGGAGTCATTGAAGTTGACCCAGGCGTGAGTGAGAAAGATATTATTTTCAATGAAGTTCAGGTCTTGTACTGCCTGAATCGCCATCTCACAAACATATTGGAAGAGAGGTCGAAGTTCTGCTTCGCCTTGTAGTGTAAATGGTGACTGATAACCAGCGATATTTGATTTATGTTCTCCTTGTGGATTCTTTTCTTTGAAGTTTCTTACGCAGGAAAGGAAAGAATCCTTATGTTGTTCAAAGTCAGGGTAAACCGACATCCATACTGGAGTGGAAAAGATTGGTAGTAGTTCCATAGTGTATTTCAGGTTTGTTGTTTATTCTATGTCATTAAGGGTATTTATGCAAGACTTGTCTCTAGAGTAAACTTGTAGTCTCGTGGAAAGTTTTTTACGATATTGAACTACCGCGATGCTAAAGACATCGCGGATTCCTTCTTCACCGGAGTTTGCCTACAAGTAGGTCTTACATCTCCTCCAAAGGCAGTAACGCTAGTTCCTAACGCCATTAAATTCTTTGCTGCGTTTATATCTCTATCGTGAGTAGTTCCACAAGCATCACAAGTCCATTCTCTTATGTTTAATGGAAGTGAAGACTGGATAGTACCACAAGAACTACAAGTCTTGCTTGAAGGATAGAACCTGTCAACTTGTATTAGTTCTCTTCCATACATAGTTGCTTTGTATTTTAGAAAAGTCAAGAACTGGTACCATCCTTGTTGAGATATTGCGCGAGCAAGTTTTCTATTCTTTACCATACCGGAAACATTTAAATCCTCAAGAACAATAACTTGGTTTTCGTTAATGATTCTTGTAGACAACTTATGTTGGAAATCTTCCCGGATGTTGACAATCTTTTCTTGCTGTCTTGCGACTTTTATTCTTGCTTTATTTTTGTTTTTAGAACCATTTTTCTTTTTAGAATGTTTCTTTTGTAGTTTCTTTAGTTTATTATAATGAGGTTTCAAGTCAGGCATCTTGACTTTTTCGCCAGTAGATAATGTAGCAAAGGTTTCAATGCCCAAGTCTATTCCAAGAACTTTGTCGCAAAGTGGTAAGGTGTAGTTATTTGGGTCGTCAACCAAAATAGAAATAAACCACTTTCCAGAAGAAGTTAAAGAAATAGTAATAGAACTAATGTCTTCACTTGGTAGTTGTCTACTCCAACGAATGTTTAACTTTTTCTTGGATTTCGCAATAAAGATTTCTCCATTTTTGTAAGAGAAACCTGCTTTGGTTAAGGTAATAGAGTTTCTATTACTCTTCTTCTTAAATCTAGGGAAACCAACTTTCTGGTTCTTCTTCAATCCCCTAAAGAAGTTATTGTATGCTTCTTGGAGGTTTTGAAGAGATTGTTGAAGAGCAACAGAAGAAACCTCATTCAACCAACTAGTTTCTTCTTCTTTCTTGAGGTTAGTTAAAAGGGAAGAAGTTTCACTATAAGAAACCGACTTTTGATTTGTAGTCCATTCCTTAATGCGTAAAGCAAGAAAGTGGTTATAGACAAACCTGCTACAACCCATAGTCTTCCGCAGAAGAACTTCTTGGGATGGAGAAGGATAAAATCTATAACGAAATGCTCTATACATTCTTATGTGGAATGCGATTGACTACATAAGTATTTAGTAAAGTTTGTTCCTTACATCCGCGAAACAAAAGACTTTGCGGTTTTACGGAACGCAGATAAAAACTCTTTTAATCAGTTCACTCACATCTCTATAGATTTTCAGTTCTTCTACCATATTAAAAAAATCCGTTTACAAAGTACAAGTAACAAAGTACAAAGGTCAATAAGTCACACACCGGAAGGCACGGAAACAGAAGGTGCCCGCCTTACCGCTGGTGCTCGCAGAGCCATTAGTATAGCGAACGAAGCACGCACACGTAGCATTAACCTCCGTAGAAGACCAATAGTTGGTGGCGGAGAAGGAGTCCCAGTTGGTTCTACAAACATATCCTGGGTTTTGGAGTTGTGATACTGAAGGAACAAACCAGTCTCCTGGATTAAAACCACAATTAATCAGTTGAGTTTCTAGTCCACTCCACTCATAAACACAACACTTATCACCAACTTCTGTTGAGTTATATTGTCCTCCTGCCCATTGAGAACCTACTTGAGTGCAAGATGGTGCCACGATCCAGGCAGTTCCTCCTTCCTTACAGATGATTGTGGAACCATCAGGAAGATAAGTTCCTTCTGGGCACGCTGAAACTAGATTTGCTTGCCACCAAGGTGTTGGTCCAATAATTAATCCCATATTCTTTACCGTTTTTTATCTATTTAGTTCTAAGAAAGTGTAACAATACCTGTTCTAATAACCCCATCAGTTCCTTTGACTCTTATGGTTAATGTAGTATTATTAGTAAGTTCAAAACTCATTGTTGAATTATTTGTTGGACTTGATGTGCTCCCAAGACCAACAGTGGTTATTCCAGTTATATTTGCATTACCACGAACATCTAATGTTGATGTTGGAACTGATGTTCCTACTCCAACATTGCCTGATGGAGAAACTTCAAATGCAGTTTCTATGGTTCTGGTTCCCGTTGCATTAGTGGAAAGACCAGTAAATCTATTGATTCTAAAAAGACTGCTGTTGTCATTAACAACAGTTACAAGTTGTCCACCATTTAGTGGTTGGTCTAGTTCACCTTGGAATAATATAGAACCTCTTGTTGGGGCATAAGTGCTGACTCCAGGAGTGATTGGTTCTATATTGACTGACGTAGAAGATTGTCTATTGAAGTCTAATTGTTCACTAAAAGTAATTCTATCACGGATTAGAACATTTCCAGTTGCATTTGTATTACTTCTAATATGAAAATCACTTTCTGGATTTGTGATTCCAATACCAACTCTACCACTTTGTGTTACATCAATTGCCGGAACTGAACTACCACTAAAATACTTATAACCACCAACACTGAATATATTTCCTGTTGGGTCATTGGTTATTGCAAATAGTGATGCCGGGAATAAAGAAACACCATCAGTAGAAATACCAGCAGGACTATCAAAACTGATTGCTCCACCTGCAAAAGTAACGGTTTCTATGCCAACCTGATACTCAAAGTTATTATAATGGTTAATATCAATCTGTTCTGTTGCGGTAGAACCAGCAGAAGTGACCCTTAGGTTTCCATTTACTTGTAACTTTGCTTGCGGATTCGTCGTTCCAATACCAGCATTACCTGATGCACTTGCCTCAAAGATTGGTTTGCGGTTTAGGTCATTGACTCTAAAGATACTACTTGAAAGATTGTTTGAAATACTAAAGATTTGAGTTCCTCTATCAGTTTGGGCAGTCCCCACTGGAGCTTCAAAACTTAGAGCACCCTTATCACTAAACTTTGGAACAATACTGACATATTCTGTTGTTGTAGAGAATGGTGCTCTTACACTCAGTCTTCCATAAAGTTCATTATAAACAGAACTATTGGCAGTAGTGATTGATGTGCCAACTCTTAGAGCACCATAAGTTGTGACAATACCAAGAGGACTTACACTGAATAGATTACGATTTTCAAATGAAGCAATTGAAAGATTGTCATAGTTTGCATAACGATAAACCGAGAATGCACTTTCACTTTGATTATTAGAAACAGAGAATAACTGGTTTCCTCCGTAGTTTGCGATTTCTAATAAACCATTATCCCTAGAAACCGCAGAGATTTCCATTTTTTCTGTTGATGCTGCACCAACAGAAGAACCAATCGTAACTTTTGGATTAAATGCACCAGAAGCAGAAACAACAAAGTCGGTTCCAATATCAAGTGCTTGTGAGCCTGATGCTTGTTGTATTGTGAGTTTTGAGTTTGCTGATGCTTTTGTGGTTCCAATACCAACATTTTTAGAAAGAACTACATTACCTGTATCATAAACAGCAAAAGCAGAAGTTCCATCATTATCATTAATAACATAAAGTTCTCCAGATTCTGCTGGTTCTGTTGTGACACTGAAGAGATGGTCTGTATTGATTCCACTTTGAAATACCAAAGAACCACCATTTGATTCATAGTGTTTCGCAGTGATTTGAGTGGTTGATGCTGCACCAGTGACAAGAAAGTTGACAAGTGGTGTTTTCAATATTGGAGTATCTATAGAACTTTCTACAGAAACTTGCCGTATTGTTGTAACTCCACTATTAGATACTGATAATAAAGGGAGTGCATCACTATCACTAATGACATAAACCAAATCTGGATTCCCAGAATCTGGTTCATTTGTGATTGAAAATATTAGATTATCTGTGGTTGGTTCAAAATCTTCTTTTCGATATACTAAAGAACCACCATTACTTGTGGTGTGAAGTGCAACAATATTATCGCCAATAGTTGACCCAACAGAGGTGATTTTTACATCTCCGGTTATGTCAAGAGTTGTCGTTGGATTTGTGGTTCCAATGCCAATCTTACTATCCTTCAGTACAAAATCTTTGCCAAATCTAACTCTGTTCTTAGGCATTGCTATTGTTATACACTTCCTTTTTTATATTTAGGTTTAATTCCAACCTAAATGAGATTGATAAAATCTTGTGGTAGATGGTGAGATATAGCTTGTTTTTTGATGTAGTTAATGGTGGTCTTTGTTACCTTCATCTTTGTTTTAATAAGATTCCAACACGCCTGGAAATCTGCATAGTTTCCTTTTTCGCATTCCAAGAATGTTGTTGGGAAAGAAAGTGCTGCTATTGGAATCACTGCTATGGAGTTAGCAATAATGGTATTCAGTGGCTCATAAGAAAGGAACTTTTCCTTGAATGCTCCCCATTCTGGAGTTGGTTGTGGTTCTGGTGGGGTAGTTTCTTTATTTAATATTGTTTCTGCTTCGTCGGTTTTGTTTTTTATGATGAAGTTTCTATGAGTTTCACTCCACTCCCAGTATTCTGTTTCTGGGTCAAAGTCACCTTCGATTACATTTCCTTCTTCATCGGTATGAGTTCCCACTGGCATTTCATATGGGCCAGTAAAGCCAAATGCGATTAACTCTTCGTGGGATAGTTCTGGTAGGTCAGTTCTTATGACTTTATCTGCACCTCTATAATAAGATGGAACTTCTTGTGGAAATGTTCCGTTTGGTGGACTGTAAAGTGGTTTCATAGTTCTTATGGGGGTTTATTAGTGAAGAAAAATCCGTTTACAAAATACAAGGTACAAAGTACAAAGTTCAATAAGTCACACACCGGAAGGCACGGACACAGTAGGTGCCCGACTTATTGGTGCTGAACGCACTGCCATTAGTATAGTTAACGAGGCACGCACCCGTAGCATTAAACTCCGTAGAAGACCAATAGTAGGTGGCGGAGAAGGAGTCCCAGTTTGCTCGACATTGATATCCCAGTTGAAGTTGGGACAATGAGGGAACAAACCAATCACTTGGTGTAAATCCTGCATTTGTTAATGCTGTTTGTAATCCACTCCATTCACTAACACAGCACTTATTGCCAACTGCCGTTGAGTTATATTGTCCTCCTGCCCATTGAGAACCTACTTGTGTACAAGATGGTGCAACAAGAATCGCAACACCATTAGTGGCACACATAATCGTAGAACCATCAGTTAAAGTTCCGCCAAGACCATCACTATTCAAGGTTGCCTTTACCTTACAGTTGATTAATGCATCTGGGCTATCTTTCCACCACCAGTTTGTTGGGCCGACATATACTGTCATTTTATTAAAACTTTGACTTTATCTTTATTTATTTATCGAATACCTAGAAACCTTAATAGTTGCTGGGTCTGCACTTGACATAAGAACCTGAAGTATGCAGTTACCACCAGATATAACAGTTTCGAACTCACCGAGATAATCATTTGTTACCACTGTTCCATATTCAATCAATGATGCAACAGAATCATTATGAATCACAAGAACATCACTTGCCTGATAATCGGTTCCTTGTGTGATTTGGACTTGAAATCTCGATGACCGATAAGAAGATGTAGAGAAACTATCAATCGTTGTTGCTGCTGTTGTTGATACTTCAGTAACTGTAACATCAATACCAAGGTCTTCTACTTGCAGTTTTGATGTTGCTACTGTTGTTCCAATACCAAGATTTCCACCAATAGTAGCACTATTAGTAATATCAAAACTATTTGCGGAAAAGTTGTCAAATACTAGGTCATCTTGAACATAAAGGTCACCACCAACATAAAGGTCACCAGTGCTAGTAACGATACCTGCAAAGGTAGAAACACCAGTGACATAAAGACCAGTGGTAGTTGTAAATCCTAGTGAGGAAACACCAGAAACACCAAGAGTAGTTGCACTGACAGAAGAAAGAGTAGAACCACCAGAAACACTAAGACCAGTGACAGTTGTGAAACCTAATGTGGAAACACCAGAAACGACAAGATTGGTTATATCCGCAGAAGATAAGCTAGAAACACCATCAACATTTAGAGTTTCGATGTCAACACTAGAAGTAAAAGTAGAAGCACCAGAAACTCTAAGTTCACCACCAACATCCAACAAAGCCTGTGGGTCTGCTGTATTGATTCCAACTTTATTGTCTTTGAGGACAAAGTTATTGGAAAATCTAATGCGGTTATCAGCCATTTCTTGGTGCTCTCTCTATTTTACTATTTAGTTCGAAGTGGTTGCCAAAGAGACTTTAACGGTTTCTGCATTTTCGGTCACAAGAACCTTATATGATGATGGACTACTCACTTTTACAGTATAAACCTGATTTCCTGTAAGTATTACTTTCATTTTAGGTTGGTAGGGTAGCAGAACCATTCACAAGAGCATTGCCTTCTGTATTTTTGATTCTTGTTCCATCAGGCGCAACCAGGAATATATCATAATAATGTCTACCTGGAGTTAATGTGGCAGTGATTGTCCTTGATAAATCCAAATCGAGAACTCCAGTAGTAGTATTCAACGAAGTTGTAAAAGCATAACCAGTTGTTGCTCCTGGATGTTTCTTTAATGTAGCGAGAGCAGTATAGTTTGCTAGTGACGCAATGGATTCGTCTGGATTTCTAATGGTATAAGAAGCAGAGAAGTCCGCACCTTGTTCTATTGTAATATTAACTACATTAACTGCCATTAGAGTTCAGTTCCCTTTCTGGTGAGTTTGACTGTATTATGTGCATAAGTAGGAGTAAACTTCAATCTTGCATTTCCTCCACTGATGTCTGCACTATATTCACCAAGAGATTCAAGATTTGCAATACCAGCATATTCAATAATAGATGCATCAGTAGAAGCAGAACCAACAGATTGAAGAAGCATTACATCACTGACCTGGAAACTTTCAATCAATGATGTAGTAGTAAAACTAAATCCAGTTCCAACTGTTGTGTCATAGATTGATTGTAAGTCAGCATTATTAATCGTAAGAGTTTCTCCTACTTCATAGCCAGAACCACTATTAGTAATAGAAACAGAAGAAACACTACCACCAATATATGCATCTGGGTTGGATGTAATATCATATCCAAGTGTAATATAGTCAGTTCCGGCAGAATCTTTTGTGAGTCTAAAGGTATTGGAATCTATTGGGTCAATGTAATAAACAGTGGTTCCACCATAACCAGGCCCAGATTCTAGATTGAAACTAGAATCATAACCAATCACACTAGTCAGTGCAGCACCAGTTAGTGGAGAAATCGTTGGACTATCAATCGTAAATGATGGATTGGTTGTATAACCAAGACCAGTTGTGGCAGTTACAGAATAAATCCCAAGACCAACAGTGCTTCCAACTCCAGGAGTTGTAACAGTTGTAGTGACTGGCATATCAGCAGAAGTATAACCATAACCAGAGTTATTGACTTCAATACTGGTTAAGACAACATTAGTAACTGTTGCAGCAGCACCAGAACCACCACCTCCAATGAAACCAATAGCTGGTTTTGATGTTCCAAATCCTGCACCAGGAGATAAGACACTAATATTGGTTACAATCATTTGAGTGATTGTGATTGCTGCACCAACACCAGTATCATCATCAGTTACTGTTACTATTGGCGGAACAGTATAACCAGAACCAACATTTGTAATATCAATATCAGTTATTCTACCAGAACCATCTATAGAACCAAGAACCATAGTCGCAGTAACTCCACCAAGCGGTGGTGGTGCGACCGTTATGACAGTTCCTGCTCCATATCCTATTCCCCCAGTGATTTGTATTCCGGCATCACTAATGCCAAGACCAACTCTTGTGACTGGAGTAGAAGTTGGAGTTTGGTCGTAAGTGACAGTTGGTGATGATGTATAGGCAGAACCAGGATTAGTCACAGTGAATGTAGAAATACCAAAACCAACATAACCAGTGGCAGTGACTCCATTTCCAACAGGAGAACTATAGGTCACTGTTGGTGCAATATTGGTGACAATGCCAGAAGTGTTTAAGGTGACATTTGTAACTTTCATCGAAACATCAGTTACAATCGAAGTGCTACCAATGCCAACACCTGGAACTGGATTTCCTCCAATAATGGGAGAATCAACAGTGATGCTTGGAACTGTAGTAAATCCTGCGCCAGAAGTTGTGATTCCTATTGAAGTAAGTTTTGATTGCTCATAATCAGTAGGAGATAAAGTTGTATCCAACGAAACACTATATCCTGTTGGAATACCAGCAATACTATTGGAAGTAGTAAAGATTCCACCAAATGATTGAGTGATTGGATATGCAGGTGCAGTTACTGTGATTGTTGCTTCTGCTCCAGTTCCAATACCAGAAGAGATGAGAACTACATTTTCATAAGTTCCTGGCGAATAGTTAAGTCCAGCATTAAGACCAGAAACGGATGGAGTGCCAAGATTCAGTTGATTATTTGTGGTTACCTGAAGATTATATCTTGCGCTACGATATTGCGAAGTATTAAAAGAATCAATAACAATCTCATTTGTTGATGTCGTCGTTACAATTCCAGGTGCTTCTGCAAAACTTTGTGCAATAATCTGGTCGGCACGAATCGTTCCACTAACATCCAAAGAATATTCAGGTTGAGTGCCGATTCCAAGTCTTACAGAAGATGGATTATAATAAAGTCCATTGGAGTCTACATAAAGACTTGAGAAACTATCAGTTGTTGATGAGAAACCAATATAATACAGTTGATTGTTGGTTGCTTCTATTGTTGCAACTGATTGTGCTATTCCAACTGGAGCATCTTGTCCTACAACTCCCCAAGTTGGTGGACTAGTGCCATTAGAAAGTAATGCTTCTCCAGGTTGTCCAGGATTGTCAAGGTAATCATAAACCAATCCATAAAACCTAGATGAACCAAAAACATCTAGTTTATATGCTGGTAATGTAGAACCGATACCAACATTACCATTTAATGTTTTTACGACAGTAGATGCAGCACCTACATTTAGATTGTTAATGAAACTATTGTTTACTGTACTAATACCGGAATAAGAAGTAGTTGCAGTAATAAATCCAACAACTGCAGTATTAACTCCTATTTGACCTGATACATTTACATTACCAAATACATCAAGTTTTTGTGTGGGGAGAGTAGAACCAATACCAATATTACCACTTCTAAATACAACTCCTGTTGCTCCCCTTAAGAATCCAGTTCCTGGGTCGTGATATGGAATCTCATACGCATTTCCAGGTGCAACCAAATCGGTAACTTGGATTCTTACGGTTGCAACACCTGTTTGGTCTTCTGGGTTTCCCCCAACAAAGTCAACAGTAACACCAGCGCCAACAAAGTTAAATACATTAAAACTGTTGGCAAGACCTACCTGAACATCATTATTAAAAACAGTAAATGAACCAGGACTCAATCCACCAACAACAAGCGATGTAGAAGGCAACCAATATCTCTTTCCTGTTTCTCCGCCAACATTAATCAAAAGATATTGATTTCCTGGAGGAGCAGGATTGGCAGAAACCGCAGAAGGCCCAACAAGTGGGTCACCTAAATCAGGTTCGGCTTGTTCTAATCCAAGAAACTCGTAGCGGTCACTTGTGATTCCTGATTGAGGAGTCTTCTTGACTCTTCCAGAGATTATTTTTGCCATTTACTTACTGTTTTGCGGTTTCTAGGATACTCAATACAATATTCAACTCATTATCAGCACTTGCCTGAACTTTGATGATGTCATTAGTCTCAAGTGCTAATCTTCCATCAGGAACTAGACTTACACTATCATTTGGTGGAACATAAGCACCATTTGCAAACTTATAATCAGTTGGTGTTTCTCCAGGGCGAGAATGTAGTGCGGTGACTTGTGATGTGGTATCACTAGTCAAATTGGTAACTTGTGCTAATAGTACAATAGCAGAAACACCAACAGGACAAGTGTAAATACCAACACTACTTGTGGTGATTGTTTTTCTTATTGTCTTAAAACTATTAAGTGCTACTGCTGCCATTTTTAGTTACCTAGTGCGATGATAAGTGGGGTTACTGTATTTAATATACTTTGGCTGAATGCTCTACCGGAAATAGTACCAGTCAGCTGATTGATTGTTAGGTCATCACCAATCTTAAAGTTTCCTGCCTGGTCTGTGCTGGTATAAACAACTTCACCACCATTGAGTTTGACAACTTCATTTTCTTGTATTACAACACCACCGAGAGCAGGTTTTGCGAGATTGATGTCATTTCCAGAACCAACCCACTCAAAAGAATGTGATGATGTAATCTGGAGACTTAAACGATTGAAATAAACTGTAGTTCCGGCACTTACTGTATTATTTAGATTTGTATTAAGAGTGACGGTTGAGATTCCAGAGCTTGGTAGGGTTGCAGATTCTATTGTATAATAGATTGGCGCAAGATTTAATGTTGCGGTTGCTGTAACTCCAGCACCAGTTGGGCCTGCAATCGTGATTTGTGGATTGTCACTTAATCTATACTGGCTGCCAGCACTGATGATATCAATAGATGATACTTGACCAAAGGCATTAATCGTTGCAACTGCTTCTGCCCTGATTCCGGTTGGGCCAGTTGGGGAATCGATAGTTACTGTTGGTGCCTGAGTATAACCAAATCCACCATTGTCAACAGTAATACTTTCTATTGAATAATAAAGCTCACCAAAGTGTAAGGTTTGTCCATCATAAGGTCTCAAGTTTCCAATACCTGATACTTCAATGACTGATTGTTCTGCTGGTGCATCTACATTTGCAACTCCGGTGTAATGATAGATTGATTTGGTATTATAATCACCAACACCATCACTCATCAGTCCATAAGTACCGAACGAAGAGTTAGAGTTTGTAATATCACATTGTCCACCAGAACCAGTAAAGATTGCGATATCATCACAAATCGTAAAGATAGAAACTAACTGCGAGTATGCTCCATTAGTAATCGAAACTCCAATACCACCTTGATTATATTGAGTATAAGAGTCAACGCTCATTGTACCAGTTACCCCAATATCATCTTGGTCTCCTGGTTCTGCCTCAAATCCATCAACTTTCATTCCAATACTTCCAGGAACAAAGTTAGTGCAGTTTCTAATGTATGGGCCTTGTGTGATAGGCCCAACACCTGGAGAATATGGTGGGAATACAACGCCACCACCTTCATAAGTATGTGGAATCGTAGAAACACCAGTATTAACAACAAATGTGGTTCCAGTTCCAATCACTTCTGTAACTTTGAAATCATATCCAAGATTTCCTGTTGGATATAAAGTAGTGGTTCCTGCTCCACTGGTGCAAGAAAACTCTAGGTCGTGGAGTCTTACGAACTGACCGACCTTAACAACAGCACCTGGAGCAGTGATTGTTGTGATTCCTGTTGTGTTATCATAAGAAGCAGTAGTAACACCAATGGCACGATTGACCACAAATCCACCACCAACATAGTTATGTGCAATAGTAGAGATTCCAGTGTTGATAACAAATGAACCATCATTATTGACTGATTCTACATCAAACTGATAACCATAAGCACCTGATGGATACCTTTGAGTGCCAATAGAACCACCAGAAGTACAATCAAAGAGTAGGTCTCTAACTTCTACAATATCTCCTGGTTTGACTGATAATGTTGGAGCAAGTATTGTTGTTTCGCCAGAAGTGTTATCGTAGACAGCACTTGTAACTCCAACAACAGTAGTGAATCCAATGCCAGAGTTTCCTGGGAATGATGTATTGATTCCTGCTCCAAGAATAGAAAGTCCTTGGTCTAGGATTGTGGTTACGACTCCAACACAAGAGTAAATTGCAGAAACAACATTAGCGCAAGAACCAATGTCTTCATTGGAACCAGTTGCTACATCTACCTGCATCGCAAGGTCTTTGACCTGACTATATTGTGTCTGATAATTTCCAGTCCAGGAGACATTGTTGATACAAGAACGAGCAATGCCTGCTGCATAGTTTAGAGCATCAATGGTTGCTTCTTTTACACTATAACCATTTGTGTCGGTTCCAGTGATATGAAGAAGTGAACCAGCATCATCAAAATAAGATCTACCAGCACCAACACACTTGAGATTTCCACCTCTTGTAATGTCGTGTATAACTGCTTTCATTACATCTTTAATGTCATCACTACAGTTAACTGGAGCAATAGGACTACCAGAACCATCAACAACTACAAATGCTGGATTCTTATAGTCGGTGCTTGTTAGATAACCAACAGTTTCTGCTGCGATAAAATCTAGATTATAACGAATCATTCTTGCGGCATCAAAGAACCTATCTGTAGATACACCTGCAAGTGGTTGTAGTGCTACGATTGCAGCACCGTCAGTCATATTAGGACCAATAAAACTTAAGTCAGTAATATGGCAACTATTGTTTACATAAAATAGATCTCTATCAACATACTTTGGAGTTACGACGCAGTTACGAAGTTCTGTTCCCTCAACCGCAACTCTCCTGGAGAGATAGATTGGATTTTCTTCGACATAAACTCCGGGAAAAACTTTAATCGTATCTCCAGGGAATGCAATAGCCGCTGCTGCCTTGATGGTTCTCTTTGAGTCGCTTTCGGTGAGTCCACTATTAGTATCGCTACCGTTTTGAGTTACGAAGATTGTCTTACCGATTGGGAAGTAAGAATCAATATTAACTACGCCCTTTCCTTGTGCCTGGGTTGATGACAACCTAACACCAATACCTGCTGTAATTTGAGTGACGATTCCAGCAAGTGCTTCGCCGCTTCCAAGATATGTAAGAGCATCAACTGTAGTTGCAGTTACTGTTTCTGCTACTGATACATTTGTTGCTGTGACGAATCCAACAGTTGCAGTGCCAGATACATTAATGTCTGCTGCAGTAACAAATCCAACAGTTGCTGTGGTTCCAACACTAATACTACCAGATACATTGATATTTCCACCAACATCAAGTCTTTCTGTTGGAATTGTCGAACCAATACCAAGATTTCCTGGATTTGAAACAAAGACTAACTCACTCTTTGCAATTCCAATCGGTTGGAATCCAGAGTCTTCTGCGAATGTTGGATAATAAGTAGTTGTTGTACTTATGTTTTGGATTGCAGTATTTGATGCCGCAGACCAGTTTGGAGGTAAACCAGAACCTCTAGAGACTAATACCTCACCATCAAGTCCAGCATAAAACTCTCTTGTGATGTTGATGGTGGTTTCTATTGGAGTACCAAATCTATTATGATTTGGCAATATACCAACAGAGTTAATACCAACAGAAATAACTACTGTTCCTGGATTGATATCAGTTCCTGCATCATCAACAAAATCGGAAACCTCAATACCAGTTGTATCAATACCACTAATAATACTCCTATCAGTACCAGAAAGAATACCAACCCTTGAAGTCAGTTGTCCACCTTGAAGATATACTGGGCCACCAAATAATACAGTTCCTCTAACATCAAGATCATAATTTGGTTGATTAGTTTTAATACCAACTTGGCCATCATTGTCGATAATGAATGATGTAGAATCTGGGTTTGCGTTATCTTCGACTCTTAGTGCATTACCAGAACCAGTTTGTGTGATTCTTACTAGATCATCAGAAGTAGAACCAGAGAATATACCAGAACTAAAAGTGCTAACTCCACTAACAGTCAATTGAGTTACTGATGCAATGCCACCAATAACATTAATTGCTGTGGTTGCTGTAGCAGCGTTGACTGCATCTGGGGTAGTCCAAACTGGGGGAAGATTATTTCCCCTTGATACGAGTACTTGTCCGGATTCTCCAGAATTTTTATATCTTAAAAATGTAAATGTAGTTGTCGCAACACCAGAAGAATTTGTGTGATTTGGAAGGATTGATAGTGAACTGCTCCCAATCGCAGTAATTCTGGTATTATTTTGAATATATGTTCCTGTTAGGTAATCACCTACTAGAAGACTACCTGTATCAATTCCGGATATTGTAGTTAAAGAGGTATTGGATGCAATACCTATAGTAGTCTTTACAAAAGAATTGTCCGATGGAACATAAATGCCACCAGATAGCGATAAGTTTCCACCAACAGACAAAAGGTAATCTGGGGTTGTGGTTCCAATACCAACAGATTGCCCTTCTGTATAGATTAAATTTTCTGCAACTTCAATACCATGACGAACAACAAAATTCTTCTGAATTGCCATTTGTCTCCCTAGAGGTTCACTTTCCCCTCTTTTCTATTATTTAGTAAATTAACAAGGCCATCCCGAAGGTCTACATGACCAAGCGAATTTACTGCCACAATTTAGAGATCTTTGGGCAGCTATTCCAAATCTTTTTCCCTGTCTGATGGCAAGATTGACAATTTCACAATCACTAAAACCACATCTTCTAGCACGATCTACCGCATTAAGTCCCAATACAACTCCAGAGGGATCTCCTAAAGTATCAATAAAATATGCTAAATCCTGTTCTCCTCGAATCCTACAAGTAGGAGTCGGCGGTGGCGGTGGTGGTGGTGGTGGTGGTGGTGGAGGAGGAGCACTTCGGGTTGTAACTTTCCAATCCGCACTAGTATTTCCTACTGTCAGGTTAGTAGATACTGAACTACTATAAGAACTAGAAGATGTCAGTCTAAGTCTTATTTTGTCATTATTGATAATTTCAATTGGAGAATCAGTAAAACTCTTGACTATAGAACCATTTCTTTCCACTTCATAAGTTGAAGAAGAATTTGACAATGTAACAGGAAGATCAGAATTTAAACTTAAATCAGAAATAGTAATTTGATCACTGTTATAATTTCTACTCAATTGTCTACTACCTCGATCCGAAAAATCTTCAGGAGTAAATGTAACATCAAGATTTTCTATTTCTGTTGTTACACTCCAAGTAGTACTATAAGTTCCAACTTGAAGCTCCACATTCGTAGATGTTTTAAATAAATTTGAAGATGTTGTTTCTAATCTTATGGAATTCCCATTAGTAATGGAATGTGATGATCCATAATTTGTTCCATTAACAATAATAAAACCAATTCCGGAAATGATACTAGAATCAAAAGAAATTCCAGGTTCCAACCCAGATATTATAATTTCATTACTTTGTATTACTGTACTTGTTGTTGTAGAACCTATCTCCACAAAAGAAAAAGGAGTTGGAGTTTCGTCAATTGGTCTGGTCTTAACAATCCAATCTTGAGTTGTTTTTCCGACCGAAACTAAAGTAATGTGGGTTTTATTGAAATCAGTCTTTAATGCTTTTGCAGTAACTAATGACAAATTAATTGATTGATTATTAGTTACAAAATCATTTATTTCATTAAAACCAAGACCAGGTTGAAATCTAGAATTTATTTCCGAATATTCATCAAAACTTGCTTGATTTATATTATTGTTGTCAAAAGTAACTGTTTGTCCATTATCAAAAACATTAGAAATCAAAGAGTATGAAGAACCAATACTTACTCTTATTGGAAGTGGAGATTTTATTCCAGTAATTTTTGCATAACCAGCACGATATTCAACACCAGGCTCAACATCATATAAGTCGATCCAATCAAATGGATCTGGAATTTCTATGATTGGCGGTTTATAGGCATATTCTGATGCGTTTCCAAATCCTCCAAGTATTGGCATTTTCTCTTATGCGTAATTTGACTGCGAAGCAAGAACCGTAAATGTGGAATCTGCGGTTTTTATGATCACATATGTATAACTATCTATGCTATTTGCACTACCAAAAGTTGGAGCAAAGCCACCATACCATTTTGGAATTATTGTAGTACCATCAATTTTTATTTGATTGTTATAATATGCAGTAGCTCCATTGGTAGCTAAGAAAGCAACTGTAATCGAATCTCCGACCACAAGAATATTGTTTAGGGTTGTGCCATCAGAATGTCCTGTAAAATTCAGAGTCCAATTTTTAGAAACATTTTTTGTATAATAGTAAACATTGTTGTCCCCCAAATAAATTGGAATATCGATTGCATTTCCTCCGCCATCTAATAGAGGCCAATCGTCTGTAACTATAGTTGCCTTTTCGATGATCTCTGTTACATTAAGTAATCCATTGATATAAGTTTTTCCTTCCACTTTCAATTTGATATCAGAAGAAACCACACTAGTTCCAATACCAACATTATTCAAATAATATGCAGTATTAATTCCGACTGAACCAACAAAAGGATCAACTTCGCTCCAAACGGAATCTAAATTGGTCAAATTACTACCGTCCCCATAAAAAGTCCCAGTCCAAATACCAACATAATGCCCATCACCATTTTGAATTGGTCCAAACTTTCTCCACTCATTACTAGAGGTATAGACCCACCCAAGATAGCCACCATCAGAAGGCTGAGAATAGTATTCGACATCACCAGAGTTTCCTGCAATAGAAGGAGTAGAAATTCCTACAGTATATTTCCTAGAAATGGTTGCATTTCCCTGTAGGTATATTGAATTTGCCTCAATTCCACGAGAGGAATTGGAAGTAATCTTGTCGTTGAAAACTACTGGGCCATTAAACTCTGAGACATTGTTTCCATCTTTTCCTCCTTCGACTTTAATCGAACGAGTCACATTAACATTTTCGGTATTTACAATATTGATTGCGGCAGCAGTTCCAGTCTCAACAAAAATTTCTTCGCCGCGAACAGATGGGACAGGCGCATCAAATACATCTTCTTGTCCAGTAGCAGAACTTACACGCTTGTTTCCAATATAGAAGTCTCCATCATTATTCATTCCAGTGTAGACATTAATGCCACCATCAACCTTAAATGATTGTGATAGTAACTCTTCTTGTTCTGTAATTTGTCGGTCTTGGCGATCTGGGAATGCATTAGAGTAGTTACCAGGGCCAAATCCGACATATTCAAAAGTATGACCAGAAGCACGAAGAATGGAGTGCCTACGGAATTCAATTGGATATGGATGTATTTTTCTAACAACAGAACCAGAGACATGAGAAGAATTGCGAGTTCCAAGTAATCCTCTGAAAACAGAAACTGGATTTCCATCGACAGTTTCATTAATTCTTAGGATCTCATCGTCAATTTGGATGTAATCTCCAATTTTTAGTCCAGTAGAATCAATGGAGGTGATAGAAACTGATGTTCCTGTTGTTGTAATTCCTGCTGATGTAGTTGCAGTAATTCCCGCATATTGTTCAATTATTCTTTGTTCTTCTCTGCCGGTGTTACCCCCACCTCTAGAAGAATATCCATAAGGATGAACTACAATTGTTCCAGTAGTTGCCGGAGAAGAATTGTTTGTTCCAACATTTAAATCAATTGAGGTTAGAGAATTTACTTTGGAAATCAAGAAATCTCCATTATACAATGCTGAAGTTGCTCCATCTACTTTTACTTTATCTGATACGGAAAATCCATGAGCGACAGAGAAAGTAACAGTCGCTATTCCAGATACATTGTTGTAAGTAAATGCACTAGCCGTGAGCGATTTGCCAGTTAGGTACGCATTTGTTCCTGAAGTTACAGTAACACCAATACCCAAAGTAGATGGTATAGTGATAGAACCAGCAGAAGAAACTTGAACAGATTTACTAGTTGATATTCCGGTGATTCTATATAAGTCATTATATTGAGAATAAGACTCATCAATAATTCCGGACAGAGAAATGACTTCATTTGTATGATCATAAATTGATGCTACCGTAACAGTTCCTGGTACATGTCCAGAAGTTGTGGCAACACCAACGACAGTCAGCACATCTCCTACTTGATACGCACTACCACCATCAATAATTTCAATATTAGTAATTTGACCAGATGGATTGATTTTAATGACAGCAGAAGCTCCTTCGCCGGAACCTCCTGTCAATTCAGCATTGTATAATGTTTCTATTGTTCCAGTAGTTCCATATGCAGAACCTGAAGTAGTAATAGAAAGATCAGTAATTGGATTTAATCCATGATCTATATCTGTGTGGAATGTGTGCGCAATTCCGGTTGGATCACTGACAATGTAAGTAATACCAAATCCAACTTTATTTTCGGATAAAAATTCATCCAAAGTTTCTTTTGTTATGCTCTTTTGTGGATCATTAACCACCACTTGACCGATTGGATCGGCAATAGCAAAACTTTGGGTTTGTTCGGGATCCGAGACAACATTATCTCGGTCAAGTTGTGGATATAAGTACTGAACTGGCTGAGATAGTCTTATGTCTTCAAATGGAGCAACATTAGGAGTATTTGAAGAATTAATAACAGCTAAATGATAAATGCCGTCCTGTTTATTTTGGACATATTCTTGTACTTGTTCCGTTCGGTATACAATATATGTTCCAGGAAGTTTTTTCCGATTATAATAAGGAAGTGAAGTATTTCTTATTGAAGTGTTATCAACAAAGGTTCCTGGATTGTTTGTTAGTGAATATGTAAATTGTTTTCTGCTTGGAATTGTAGATATTGTATAGATTCCATTGTAACCTGATGTTGATAATCCAGTGATATTATTTGTACTTAATACATTTAATACTTCTACTTGAGAACCAACAGAAAGATGATGGGGCAATTCTGTTTCTATGGTTGCAACAGACCCATTCCAAGATGCATTAGATATGAATCTTGTACTTCTGAGTTGAGAAGAATTGTCTAGTGTTTTTGTTGTATTATCTGGACTATATTGGTAGTCAATTTCATTATCACTTTCAACAATTGAAGTAGAATCTTGGATAATATAACCATCAAGTGGTGGTCTTGCTTTTATGGGAGAATCATTTGGAATGACATATCTAAACTTATAGAGTGTATCTTCTAGGTTTCGTGTATCTGGGATTCTTGTAAAATATGTTCTTGGACTTACGGAGACACCAGACGAAGATACTGCGGTATAAATTGCATTACCAGAATTAACTCCTAGATACCATTGGTTATTTGTCGAATCATATTGGATAGGATGTCCAATATTTCCAGAAGATTTATCGGAAACTCTACTGACTACTTTTAGGTTTGCTGTTTTCTGGGTGAAAATGTCTATGGCAGAGGAGAAAGAACTTCCATTTTTTGCATCATTCAAGGAAGTCGCAAGTCTTATTTGTGTATTAGTAAGTCCAGTTGCGGTAGAATTTGTGATGACATAATAAACAGAATTATGATCTAATCCATCAGGCAATTCGCCGGTTTCGCTGATAATTCTTACTGTCTCTCCATTAATAAATTCATGTGGAGAACTTAAGGTAATAGTATTTGCCACAATGTTATTTGTGGTTCCACTTAATTTTGCGACATCATATTCTTTCTGGTATGTTGTATTGCTCGAACCATCCATCACAATGGTCGCAGAATATGTGGTTGATATACCAGAACTTGTTAGAATAACATTCAGTTGATCATTCTGTTTGGCACCAATTCTATAGCCATCAATAACACTAACTGGTCTTACATTTTCATTGATTTGATTATAGAGATAGAGTCTTGTGCTATTTCCAACACTCAATGTCTTGGCGATATCAATAGCATCAAATTCAATTGTAATTTCTGATGATGTTATTTCTTTTGGTGGTATAATATGACTGATATATCCTAGGTCATCACGAATGAATTTATCGTCTCGAAATCCCCTAGAAACCAATGATTTTGCACCAAAGTTTGAGTTTGAGTTGGTGATGGACATATCGCCACCACTAACTGCCTCAAAATGTTGTGCATATCCAATGGCAAATATAGATACACATTGGATAAATGCATTATTGCTTGCCTTGATGTGGTAAGTCTCATAAGAGGGTTTATACCGGGCAAGAGAATCAGAATAGATATTGGCAACATTAGTTGTGTCAATATACTTTCCGGTGGTTGGATCGTATTTTACAAAAGCATTGTTATCTTTCTGTAATGAAATGCCAGTAAACTGAGCCACCACCATGCTCTTAAATCCGTTTACAACACTTCCATCTGCATGGAGACCACACAGACCATAAACAGACCTTAGAGAACAATTGAAGATATAAGGAGATGCTGAGGTAACAGTATCGACAACAATGTTCAGTGTGCCTTGTCCGATGATGGAATCAATACCAGTTGGAGGAGCAGCAGAAGTTGCATACTTGATTTCTGTTCCGCTAACAACTTCCTTAACAACATATTGGCCATTAAAGGTGCTGATGCCAACTCCATTGATACGAATTGGAGTATCAACATCAAGACCAGAAACATCTTCTGCAAATGATACAGTAATTTCTGTTCTGTCGCCACCACCAAGACCATCACCAGCACGAATACTTGTGATTCCTACTTCTTGGCCACGAGAACCAACGATACGATATTCGTCGATTTTTGGTTCTATGTCTACGACATTTGGATAATCTGGTGAAATTGGTCTTCCACTTGAATTGCCGAAAGCAAGACCAATTTTTTGGTAATAGATGTCTAGATCGGTTCTATCAGTAGAATAAGTATTGAAGGCATCATTGATTTCTACTGGATTGACGCCATCAGCATATTCAAATGTTGTTAGTTTATTATGTGAAAAATTTGGGACAAATGTGTTGTTGGTGTAGTCTTTATAGCACACACCATTTGGATTTGCATCAAAGATTGACATTTGCCATAAGTAGCAGGCACCAGTCAATCTAAAAATGGCAGATCTTTCTATATTGTCGTTTTCTGGATCTGGTACATATTTGGGTCTTATTTTCGTCTTGCGCAAGTCTTGTCCGACCAGAGAAATTCCTTTCGGGAGAAAAATTCCACCGTGGACTGAATTGAATTTATAAAGAACATTATTGTCTGATGTAATATCGAAGTTTGTCTGTAAATCAAACTCATAAAAATCACTTGAAGTTGTTCCATCTCTTTTTAGGAATGTAGATCCTGTGAGTGGGACCCATCCTGGTCTATTGTCGATTATATGTTCTCCTGGGTATAGGAGAATTGTGGTGTTTGCGAATGTATCGTTATTGAATCCAGGTCTATAGGAAAACTTGACACTTTCTAGGATCGCTCTCTGGAGACTCAAAAATGGTCGAAGAGCACTGGTACCGTCGTTTTCAATCGAATCAGTGGCATCTAATGCATTCGGATTAACATGGATCAAGGTCCCTCTGAGGGACCTCATGAAATTTTCTAAACGACTTAATCCCATCTTATTATCGCAATAAGTTCTTTATTACTTATTTAGACATAAAAAAGACCCCTAACTAGAGGGGCGAAGTAAAGAAACAAGAACAAAAAGCAAAAATAAGATTCCAGAAAGTTCTAAATTGTCCATAAGAACTTATTATTTGTCTCTACTTTTTATATAGTTCACTGTGTTCTTTGCGGCAATGATGGCATCATCCATAGTTAGATTCTGACCAGATTCTTGCTTAATAATAGGTCTAGAAGAATCACAGACAGTCCATCGCCACTGCCGCATAGATTCACAAAACCAGATCGTTATCTTCATGTTTAAAGTGCTCCAACTCGATCCAATTTAGTAGTGCATTGAATTCTGAACGCTTTTCTTCGGAAAAATTATTTCCTTTAGAGAAAAGATAAAAATCTATTGCTTCGATTGCATTCTTGCGATCTTTTTGTGAAATTAATGACATAAGATTAATCAACAGGTAACATTTCTGGATTTTCTAGCTCAACCTCGAACATAAGAGGATGACATTCTTCCAAAATTAAATATTGAGAAGAAAGATAAAGATCTTCTGCATCAAACCTCCTTTCTTCGTCTGCTAGTTTGATGAGTTCCATGTCAGTAATGGAATCATCTGGCAATTCATCAAATGTAAAGGGAACTTGATTGATGAAATACATGAGAACAATTTGGGTTCCTTTGTTGTACCAAACATATTTTGCGTCTATTCTGTATTCCATGAGAATAGCTCCCTTTACTTTTGGTTATTTATAAGTTGGTTCGTTGTATTTCAGATATTCGAAGAAAGTCAATTTCATTTCTTTTGTGCTCATACCACAATGCTTTGCTGCTTGTGGTAGATTCATTTTAGAGAAAAACAAACCTTCATTTGCTTCCTTTACATTTTCTGGTGTTGTTTTAATGGGTTCTTCTTTGAGTGCTTTGTAGTTGATACGATGAGGAGTCATAGGGGATTTGAGTAAGAAAGAGTGTCTTCGTCCACTGTGGCACGGACAAATTCTAGCACATTCATAAACTCTTCTACTGTGTCGCAGGTCACTTGTTTTTTTGTCCCTTCACTTGAATACAAATATACGGTTCGTTTGGTAGGATCCACTACACATCTTGATAGATATTCTTCTTCCATGCTTTCTTTGCGTTTTGCTCCTTATTGTAGCATGGGATGGGGGTGGGCGTCAAGTAAATTTATTTGTATAATAAACTTTGTCTCCAATGAAAAAGAAAAATCTATCTTTAAATCCTATGACTGCTGGCCCTTCATTGGTAAGTTGAGTTTGTCTAGCTGAAATTGCCTGCCCTGTTGTAGTATCATATAATAAAATTGCTCCACTATCACCCCAAGCAGCGATTTTATCTCCATAAGAAGCACAACGAAGAATATGAGAGTCCAAATCCCTAGTATGAAAAGTTTGTAATATTTGATTAGATAAATTAATTTCTGTCACACTCCCGTTATAAAAAGCAATAGTTGAGTATTTAGTTTTGTCGGCATAATTTGAATCTGCCGTTGATATTGTAGCAGTTGCTATTAAAGAATTTCCCCCACCACCAAGAGATCCTCTGTCTTCTAATGGATCTCCAGTTACAAATCCACTATAAGGAATATAATAATCATTTAGTGTCTCCCAACTAGACCCATTATTTATTGTGAAATAACTTTTACTTGGTTTGACAATTGCACCTTGATTGGGAAGCATAGCAACTCCCCAGACGGGAGAACCGGAAATAGTAGTAGAAGAAGATTCGAGTATAGTCCAGTCTTCTTCATTGCTGTTTCCTGCGCTTGGAAGATTCATGTAATTCCATGTATTTCCTCCATCGGTAGTTATTGATGCAACTGGACCATGTTGACCGCTACTAGTGCTATTAGTAAATACCACAAAATTAGAAGTACCAGATGCGCCCGGAGTTCCAGTGAAACTAGCAAGAGATCTAAACAAACTTCCCCCACTTGCCCCATTAAAAAAGTCATGAGTCATAGTAAAAGTATTCCAAGTTTCTCCATCATCTGTGGATCTAATTCCTTCAAGCGTTGATCCGGAAATATACCTAACTCCAACCCAGGTGTTATTACCACCATACGCTATTCTATATTGTGGCTGCGACCCTTGATAAACTTGATTCCAAGTAAATCCATCTGTACTTCTATAAATTCTACTTCCAGCTGACCTGCAAATAGAAGTTGGACTCGATTGTGTCTGTCCACCTGCTGTTGGAAGTGTTGCTTCTTTTAGAATAACCCCAAAAGGCAAGGAGACATAATCTTTTAACTCACTTGCTTCTAATTTATAATTACTTCCTCCCCTGTTAACCAAAAGTAAATCAGTATCTTCTATTGCCATGATGTCTTGTGCCTCTACTTTGTAATTTGTATTATTTCTATCAACTAAAAATAAATCAGTATCTTGTATTGCCATGATTATGGTAAAGAAGGTAGGGAATTTATGTTAATGGTATAGTTTATTCTATTATTAGCATCATCATAAGTAACAGTGATGCCAGTTTGGATACCAGCATTTATGGCAGCACCTACGGCATCTTGTGCCCTCTCATCAGTGTAATAGAGATTTGTCCCCTCAGATACTTTGCCTGTATTCAAGTCAATCGTGGAGCCATCACCAAGAGCATTATAAATTTCTTCAAAGTTAGAATTGATCTTTATCGCACCAGTCAATAAACTATCACCAGTATTATCATTTGGTGTAGTTCCGGTTCCTATGCCTTGATATGCCATTTCTAATACTTTTACAACTATTTAGTTTCGGCCATAATCAAATAATAGCACTCAATCGGTAAATTACCATAAGACTGTAAACGAACTTCTTTGACATCTACAGTCTTCACAATAATATCCTGAGGTGCCCCACAAGGAGTTAATGATACAGTAATTGTTTTTGGATTGACTGTTCCTTCCCATTCTTCTGGGAGCTGAATTGAAGTATTATTAAATACTTTTCCTCGTGCAATAACTAGATTTTCGATGTTCGTGTAAAGTGTGTTTTTCATATAGAGTCTTGGGCGTTAATATAACCAATTAAACTATTATATCTATCCACCTCTTCGTTCTCTCCACCTATTGACTGTCTCAATCCCCATATTTGTAGTGCATATTTATTTCTTTCTTCTCTTAGTGCATTAGCCGCATTAAGTTTGTCTGTTGTCGATAAAGAAGATTCTGCGGAATCTCTTGTTGCTTCTGCAGTAGAAATTGTAGTATTCAGAGGACTACATCCACTTTGACTTATTGCCGAATATACTTGACTTGCAACAAGAGCAGGATTATATGATGCTATTGATATACTTCTAGTATCTCCTTTAGATGCAGGATCACCTAAAGCATCAACTGGCTCATCAGTAAATCCAATTTTATAATAAATCTTTCCTGCGCCAACTTTAGGTTCTTTAATGGTTTCACCTTTTTTCTCGGTTCCCTCTAATTCTGGTTTCCACTCTTGAGTCTCTGGCGGTTTTCCACTATTATCCACTTCAATTTTATATCCTTTTCCTAAAGTAGAAGAATTCATAATACCGATTGTCTCTGGGGAAAATGGATTTTTTGTGAATTTTACAGAATACTTAAATCTTTCTTGTAGTGCCTGTTCATCATCTGGGTCAGTCACAATAGTAAAAGTAACATAAGAACCATCACTTTCTGGCAATGATGTAAATCCTACAGTATTATTTTGTAATATTATAGTAGAAACTTCAAGTGCTGTTGTTGCAATTCCAGTTATTGTTTCGATTTCTGTAGAGTAAATTGTTGTCGATCCAAAGCCAACAATAGTATTATAGTCTCCCGAAAATAATCCTTCTTTACCGGAAATTACAAGATTAGTTGGTTCATATTCTTGTATTAATTCATCAGAAATTTGAGAAACAATGGCGAGTTCGGTTGATCCTGCTCCAACTACTCCAATGAATTCACCTATGGTGGTATCACCAATATCCTTTAAGTATCTTTGGTCATAATATTTTAGGCCATAAAGATTGTCACTTTGATTTCCAGTTCCAATAACTACAGTTCCTGCAGCATATGTTGTAATTCCACCAGAAGAGTCTAAGTGAGTAATACTTGTTGCATAACCAACATCGCCAAGTTGATCTACTTCTAATGAAAAATCATAGCTAATTGGAGAACCTCCCCCACCAGAAGTTGAGAATCCAGTTATTTTCCAAAACAAATCTGTTCTACACCCAGAATCAATTCTTGCTTGGTATGCATCCTTCACTGCTTGAATCGTATTATTTGTAGAATTAATATCACCAAATAAGTCGCTATCAATAGCAATAATTCCATTATCATATAATTCTTTTTCTGCATCCGTTAAAAGAATTTGAGTTTTAAAATGATTGATATTATTAACTTTTTGAATTGCTTTATTTCTAGAGTCTCTTACTAAATCATCAGATAGTGCCATTTATTTTGTCCTCATTTCTTTTCCTTCATACTCAACTTCGAGATCTGGAACATCTTTTCTTTTGCCATAAACAACATAACTACAATTTATCAATCCACCAGAGTTATTTTGTATATTTATTCTGGTTCCCCATTCGATTGATTTTACAAACAACTCTTGGTAGCATTCATGTGGAGTTAAATTGACAGTTATTGTTTCTGGATCTACTAATCCTCTCCAATATTCCGGTAATACAATAACATTATTATTCTTTAATTTTCCTCTGTAGTATACGCCAATCTCTGGGCCTTCAATGCAGGCATGAACCAATCGATGATTGGGCTTTGTTGGATGTGGGATATCAAATTCTTTCCAAGCCTGGACATTAATTGTTCCCCTCAAAGAAACATTATTACAAACTAAACTACCATCGACAATGAGATTTCCGTTGATAACCTTATTTCCATTATCAACTGTCGCTCCAGAAACAGATTCTCTACCGTTTCTTGCCTCTGCTCCACTTTCTGCGACTACTCCAGTAAGAACTTTATCGCCATTCCAGGTATATCTTCCAGTTCCTGCTAGAGATTCTGTTCTAATATTAATAAATGTATCATTGACAATATTGATAACAATGGAATTTACAGAAATTCCTACCTTACCAGCAATATCACCAAGCATCACATCAACTTGAGTCGGAGAAAATCCTTTTGATGATACCTTAAAGATTGAAGGAGGTATTGTGATTGCATCAGTATTCGTACACCTAGCAACCATCAGGTTTGCTTCTGCACTAGGATATGATGTTGGGTCACCAACAATCATTGGGCCTTCAATGAATGCAGATCCTCTAATTTCTGTTGGGCCTATTCCAAGTCCAACTGGATTTCCAAGTCCAACAAATAATCTTTTTCCTACGAATAAATCAGGTACTTTCATCTATTTTGTGTTTCGTTTTTATAGGGAATTCCACCAGAAGACTTTGATCCATTAAGACTTGTTGCTCCATCTGCAGCATCAATCAATCCTCCGTAAATATTTAATATTCCTTTCCCTATCAAATTGACAGTATTTTCGGAAAAAAGTTTTGTTGATACTTTTGAGCTGATGCTGATGCTTTGTGCATCCATAATAATCTTTTCATTTGCACTCAAGTCTATGACTCCATTTTTTCCATCACCACCAGTTGCTTTTAGATTGATATTTTCTCCTTCAATTCTTACTCTTCCGCTTGCCTTGATAACAACATCACCACTAACTGCCTCAAAATAAATTCCGGGAATTCCACTAGGAACATTATCTCCTGCCTTTACCTGAAATGCTCCTGGAGATCTACAAACAGTTCCATATTTCAAATGCGTGTCTCCAGTAGAACTCATCGCAATGTAATGCTTTGAGTGTGCTCCACTTCTTGCTAAAAAAGAAAATAAATTATTTCGATCATCAATGTGACCAAACTTTATTTCTCCGTCTTTGTTTCCATATCTTATGGTATGGTAATTTTCTCTTGTCATTATTGTGGTACTCTAAAGAATGTTGTTTGTGGAACTTTTCCAACACAATCGACAACAGAAATAATTTGATCCTGTATTTCTGCTTCTTTATATCGGTCTTCCGACACTCTATCTATACAGAACCTTGGAATCAGCTTGGCATTATTTCCTGTTTCGCTTTCGATATAAATTCTAGGAATGTCTTTAAATCCTTCACCAAAAGAAGTAATTTTAATACTTTCTAGAGCACCAAATGCACCAAACTTCGGAACTACAACTGCTCCATTATCTGGTGTAATGACTATCTTATCATTTTCGGTATATCCAAATCCGGCATTTTCGATTTCAAGTCCACAAAGATACAAAATAACAGGATATTGTCCAGTACCAAGTGATGGATAATCTCCACGAGCAAGAGCACTTGGTATTTGAACTGGTGCTGTTATTGCTCCATAATTATTGACAACATAATCAGTACCTCCTGGGATGACCTCATTTCCTAATTCTGTTGAGGTTCTAGTTGGAAGTCTTATTGTATCGCCAGGAATAAGATTAACAGTATCACCAGGAATATAAGGAATATCATAAGTTCCGTCAGGGTGCTTCACTGTCGTATTATCTGCTGGTGCCCACACTCTGCCATCACCGCCACGATCACCATCAGGACTTGAGATATAATCAATTCCAGGATCTGTTATTATTACTGATACAACTCCTTTTGTTGTTGCGTTTGTGGTGCCATTTCCAGCAAAAGTTTCATCTCCTGTATCACCCAAAACTGCTCTTCCTGTTGCACCTCTTCCTTTACCACAAGCATCATAAAATCTAACAAAAGGTGCATTTGTATAACCAGAACCAAAAGAAGTTAGATCAACTCCCAGTATTTGGCCTGTGGCACTCACAATCGCATTTCCGGCAGCGCCACTTCCCCCTCCCCCAAAAAATTCTACTGTGGGAGGCCCACATAAGATCGCATCGACATTACAATTATTAGCAAATACATCACTGAAATCTAAATCAAAATCAAAATTATCTGGGTTTATTGCTTCGGATACACTACTTGCATAAGATTTAATTTTATCAACTAATGAATTTACATCAAAAGAAGCCAATCCAGTAGAACCAGCGCCATCCCAAATATTCCATTCTTTTACTTGTGGACAATCTGGCTTTTCTTCGCAAGAAAGAAAAGAAAGTAAATCTACAATAAAATTAATAATGTCACCAACAATATCGAATGCGCCAAGGAGCACTTTTATTGGTGCAAGTATTGCATTTAGAGCGGATGTAATCAACCCAATTAACTTGCCAAGTAATCCGCCAAGCATATTCTCAACTGCACATAGCGGAACATTGATAAATCTATCAACAGCGGCAAGTAAAAACTTACCAATCATTTTGAGAAGATTGCTAATAATCTTTCTAAAGAGACAGGCAATTAAATCATTTGCCGTATCCATTTTTTCCTTGAATTCGGCTCTCTGATTGGGAAAAAGTAAATAATATAAATCTTTTGCAGTATTATTAATTTTATTAGTTACAAATTTTTGTATTTCAGTGATGACCCACTTGACGCCCCCAGATATAAATTTTGCAGCATCATTTATCGCATTATTGATAAAATTTTCAACATCTTGTATTCCTTTAGTAACAGTTTGTCTCCAACTGTTAATTTGCTTTCTTACTGCTTCAATTTTTTGTATTAAATTTCTAATCTTAATTTGAACTTCACTTAAAGGTATTCTGTCGCATTGCGAAGGAACTGCCAAAGATGTATTTTCTTCATCTCCTGCTTCTTGGTCTGCGGTATTATTTTCTAATGGTGTGTTTGAGGTATTGGACTCAATAGTAGAAGAGTTTCCTCCCTGTCCAGATCCAGGAACCTGGGGAGAACCGCCAGGAGCAATTGCATAATAAGGAATTAGTTGGTCAATCTGAAAAGCAGTTATCGGATCAAATCCTTTTTTCTGATTTCTCTCTAAAACTGTTTGCTCATTATTTCCGATGCATCCAAGAATTAATGGCTCATTGCCATCAATTCCGTCTTTATAAATTCCAAATACAACAGAACCTTGCCTTAGATTTGATGTTTGATAGCTAGAAGCGTGACCAGAACCAGCAGTAACAGGATAAAGAACTTCACATAACTCAAGTTTATCATCACTGAGTTTTTCTTTTACATCTGTATGTTTTCCAAAGATTCTAACTTTATATCTCGATCCCCATCCAGGTAGTTCGTCAATACTTGACCACTTTTCTGCTTTTTGGTTCCCTTTCCAAGATTCGTCAGATACAATAACCCCTGTCCACCAATATGTTCCTGCTCCTATTGATTCTGAATTGAAAAGATTATTCGTCATCTTTTAAATGGTTTCCTACCATAAGAATCTCTTACCAAAGTCAATTGAGTATATGTGCTACCACGAGCATCCAATTGTTGAATAAGACTTGCTATCATATATATACCACTATTTTTGCCACTGACTACCTGTGTCCTATCACTACTCAATTCTGGGAAATCGCAGTAGATCAAATCGCCAGCACGATGTGAATAATCTCCTGCTATTACAATATTCAGAACAATTGTGAAAAGTTGATTATAGCGACTGGCTGCTTGTGCTGTGATTTCATCGACATTATAATCTTGTTTCTTTGATTTGTCTTTATCAATTGGTTGCATGATTCCAACTGGTTGCATCTTACTGATGATTCTAGTTGGTTTCCCGGCAATATCTTTTGGGAGAATTGGAAGATTATTTCCTGCTAAGTTTATTCCTTCTTTTCCTTCATCTTCATAAGTTATTTCTTTTTGTTTATATTCTGTTGTATAATAGTCATAAGTCTTAACCTTAGACCCATAAGCACCAATTGCCATTTTTTGTTGGACATCAATGTTAATGACTGGAGTTGCTTCTAGTATTTTCCCATCATAACCTACTGGAAGTTCGGTGGTATTATTGTAAATGTATTTCTTATATCCTCTATTTTCATCAAGAAGTTTTTCAATCGATTTGAACTTGAACCCATCGTGGGTCTCAAAGAAAAAGAATCCGGCGGAGGCAGCAGTGCTTCCTACTGGAATACTTCTTTTTCCTAACCAAGTGCATTTATAAAATGGTTTTTCTGTATGTCCGATAAAGGAGTATTCATTTTCTGTATCTTCAATATCAATATCTTTTTCTGTTTTTAAGAAATTCTTAAGTATAGTATCTACTGATGTTGATATTTTCCCATCAAATCTCTCGTCAACTCTTGTTTCTACTAATTCATTTGTGAAAAATTCTTTAGTCACAAGGTCAATCACAAACACCATATTCTGGGTATGCTCCATTTTATTTCTGATTCTTCCAATATATAAAGATTTCTCATCGGAAAAACGAAGTTGATTTCCATAACCATCTTCCATGTGGAGTTCTACTTTTTCTCCTCCACACATATCAAGTCCTTCGATCAGTCCAACATACTTACCATCACTTTCGATTGAATATCCAGTATCTGCAATGATTGCCGTTGCTTTGACTTGATTTTCTAGGATGCTTTCATAATAATGTAAGTTGACGAATATACCCTCTTTCTGTGGTATATCCGCAAACTTGTCATTTCTGTTAGAATAGATCCTAAACTTTGTGACATTAAAATCATTTACTGCCTGATTGTTTAATCCCATTATCCGATACTTAGTGCTGCTGTTGTGGGAGTTGATTGTGTATTATCTATGATCGTGGAAGATCCAGTTCTTCCCATAGTGACTGGGATTGTTTTTTCCACAATTACTCTTTGTATCATAATAGTAGAAGACTTTGATGGATTATAATATTCAGCATAATTTTGAAGAACTCGCAATGCTCCTTTGTAGTTTGATTTGTTAAGAGAATCCAAAAATCCAGGATAATTTTCCTCTAGTGCCGCAGTAGTATCAGCGTCTAGGACAAATTCTGGTCCTTTTTCTCCAAGAATTGCTCTTGTAAGTCCTCTAACTTTTCCCCCATCTTCAAAAGCTACATGTACATGGTGATAATGATTTCCAGGATCTATTGGAGGAACTTGCTTTCCGTTTTTAATACTAAACCCAAGAGGAGTATAAATTATCTCCTTTGCGGTCTTTCCATATTTTTTTACTAATTCTTGTGCGAGTTTTAATTGTTCCGGTGTTCCCTTTCCCACAGCATCATTAGAAAAATCCATTGCTCTTCCAGAACCGTGGTATCCAGGGTCTCCCGGTCTAACATGCGAGTACAATGGAACTCCAAAACTTTCTGCAAGTTTTCTTACTTCTTCTAGATTTCCTTGTTCGTCGCCCAATGGAACAAATCCACCAGTAGTAGTTGGCTTATAAACTGTAATCTTAGGAGCAGATGATACTTTTTGTGCTGACCCAAGATACCTTTTGTATGCTCCAGTTTTATATACAGTCCAAGCACCAAACCCTTGGCTTTTTTTGATTAATCTTGCCGCATGTGCATTAGTGACAGGATCCTTAAGTTGTGCATCATTGCTAATACCAAATTGCTTTCTTCTTTCTGGTCCCAAATTGCCAATCATATTAATTTGCCACAATCCATATGAATTATCAGGAGGTTTTCTATTATGTGCATTAGAATTACCACCAGACTCTGCCATAGCAATAGCAGCCATAATAACAGCATCCGAATCGCTAAATCCAGCACCTTTGGCCAATCCAACTAATTGCTCCATACTTAATTGTCCACGAGCAATTGTTCCTACGGCAACTTCTCCAGTTGCTGTACCATCCATTTCCGGAACACCACCAGAATCATAAATGCCTTGTTTGTTTAACTGTTGGCGAATTGCCTGTAAGGTATTAGAAACTTTGCTATTGACCATTGTCTGTAGTGTCTTGGCAATTCGTTCTCCTATTTTTATACCAACATTTTCATTGGTTGATAATGTCCTAGGAATCATACCACCACCGGCAAGACCAATAATTTGTCTCTGTATATTACTAATAGAAGCAGTGGTTTCCGAATCTATTGCACTTTGAATGAGGTAACCAAGTCCTATTCCGAATTTTTTGAATACTCTGTTATCTATCCTTTGTCCCATGTCGGAATCTATAGCAGAGCCCATTAATTCGCCAATCAATGGTATTTTCTTATATTCTTTTGAAGAAGTTTCTAATACCCCCAATGGATTCTTTTGTCTTGGATCAGTTGTAGTCGGAAATAGTTTCTCGATTTGTTTCTTGCCGCCAATGTCCTTGCCAGGAATTGATTTTTGTGGTTGAATTTTTGGTGGCTTGGATCTTACTTTTCTTATTGTCCTCTTTACTGCACCACCAACTTTTTTTCCTCCTCTAGTAACTTGACCGCCTTTTGCTTTTGCCTTGAGCTTGTCATCGCCGATAAGACTATCATAAAGTGCTCCACCCACAAGATCGCCAACAATACCACCAAGAATAGTTCCAGCAAATGGAAAGGGAACAAAAGTTCCAAGTGCAGATCCGATTGTGGATCCTAATGCCTTTGCTGCTGCTCTTCCCGGCTTCTCCTTGAAGATAACTGTGCTAATAATAAAGTCAACTAGTCCACCAATGATGGGAATCTTTCCAAGTGCTTTTCCTGCAAATCTTCCAGTGAGTCTTCCAGCTGTTTTTCCAGTTAGACCTTTGTAACTTCTCTTTCCAAACTTTTCTACATATGCTTTTTCTCCATATCTTTCTAAGAATCTTGCCTGAGATCTTTTACTTACTTTTTTTCCTGTTTGTTTATCAACACCAAGTCGTTCTCTTTTTCCGTCACCAAAATCCATTCCACCGCCAGTGGCAGCAAGACCAGCAATAATGGCAAGATTTGCGAAGGTATTGAATTGTTTATTGAACTCATCAAACTTTTTCTCTAGGTCTTCTCCTCCAACAGTCTTGGCGATTTCTTTGATCTTATCTTGTGCCTTATATCCAGCACCTATAAAATCAACTATTCCATTTAAAATGTTACCAGTGAGCTTTTCAAAAAACTCAAATGCCGGTACTAGTAATTTGGTGAACTTAAGTATTTCTGGAATGTGCTTCCCAAACTTAACAAATGCAGATCCAAGTAGAGTATAGAAAAGAAACTGCCGGATTCTATCTAAGAATCCCATCTTGGGAAATGGAGTTGCTTTAATTCCTGGTAAATTTCTTTCTTTCTTTTTTTCTAATCTTAATTCTTTCTCTTCTCTCTTTTTATTTTCGTCTTGTTTCTTGTTATTTTCTTGTTCTTTCTTTCTCAGTACGCGACCTTTTGCGATCAACTTTTGGATTTTTTTGACATCTTTATCAATCTGAATCAATTCTGACAGTATTGATTTCTTTTCCTCGTTTCCTGGATTTGCAGCTGGTTGGACATCAGTTTCTGTTCTTGTGCTACCAGAAACTGTGGCTCCTGTTGCTACTGGAGCAGTACTAGTAGATGTGGATCTTCCAAAGAAAGTTTCTGTATTAATTGCCATCTTATGCTATCCCATAAATTGAGGCATTAATTCTTGCGGAAACATTATCTGGTGGTGTAAATTGAGGAACCTTTGTTCCACCAGAAGATGCTACTTTCTGCCCAGCTTGCTGTACAATTGGCGGAAGTTCTATGATGTTTTGATTTATAGAACTTACTGGTGGTCCAATATTAATCGCTGGTTTAGGACTAAAAAAGTTCATTATATTAGTCTTTACTTTATCAAATAAAGATGGTTCTTTGGGTTTGACTTGTGCTTTTGGTGGTTGTTGTGCTTTAGTCAAATCTTTTGGTCCACTTAAAAGTAATTGCTTTTCAATAGAAAGCCTTGCTGTACTTGGTCCACCTCTCTGAACATTTGTGGCAGCACTTTGCATATCGCCCTTTATAAGCGCATCAGTAAGTCTTGGGAATGCTCCTATTGGTCCATAGGGAGCATTATATCCCAAAGTCAATACTCCTGCTTTTTGGTTATTACTCATCTTGTTCCAAAGAGGAATCTTTCGAGAATATGTCTTTGCAAGATTTCCAAGATTTGTACTTAAAATATTATCTGCTTGTTTTTTTGTAATTGTATCTCCCATTTTTACTGGTTTCTTACCACTCAAAATACTATCATAAAAAGTAGAACCCCACCCAATAGTTGGTTGTCCAACACTATCTTTATAAGAATGAATTGGAGTTTCTGATTTGATATTACCCCAGTTTATTTTACTTATTGCACTTCTTCCACCAGGTTTAATAAAATCATTCATTCCCTTTGTAAGAGATGATAGTGCTTCATCCTGCTTAAGATGATATACTGCTTTACCAATCATACCACCGCCTTGTGCCAATTGGACATTATTGACAAATTTTGGAATGTTGGTGCCACCACCCATTTTGTTCATGTATAAAAGTCTGTCTGCACCCCAATAATCTACTGCTTTTTTGCTGAATACAACTTCTCCTGGTTGCAATACAGTTGCCTGAGTATCAGCTCCAGCTCCTGTTACAGTAAGACCAGTGGAATCATCAACATAGCCACCTTCAAATGGTTGGAGTTGCGTTGCTTCTCCGCCACCAGCAAATGCCTTGGCAAGTGGAATCATACCACCACCAGCAAACCCAAGACCACTTCTAGATCCAAAGTCCAGCATACTTTTCATCGGACTTGGTTTTTTGCCATATTCTGGATCGGATTTCTGTAGTTCTTTATCTTGTTTTTCGCCTCGTGATTGCATATACATCCCAATACCGGCTGCTGCAGCACCAGCACCAATCACAGCAGCAGTCTTTGGATACTTGGCAATAAGTCCCAATAGTTTTGGTATTCCAGATTTTGCTAATTTAAAAGTAAACTTGGTAACAGTTCCAACAAATGCTCTCACAAACTTCCCAAAAGGAGTCGTGAATAAAACCAAACCACCAAGTAATGCTGGCCACCAATCCTTCAAAAATCTTTTGAGAAATTCTACTCGTTCTTTATTTTCTGGATTATTGAACCATTTTATAAAATTGACAAATGCTTTTCCAAGTAAAGTATACCAAAGAAAGTTCAAAATCTTATCAATCAAATTCTGGACTGGCGCAAGCATCTTCACTGCAGAAGATGCAATATTTTTGATTCCTTTTTCAAGAAAGTTTTCTCTTTTTTGTCTTCTTTCTGTTTCTATTCTTTTCCTTTCTGATTCTTGTCTCTTTTTGAATAACTTATTCTGTTCTTCAAGTACTTCTAAGATCTTGGAAACTGACTTGTTGATTGAAGTTAAGGTATCGATGACTTTTTTATTTTCTTCTCCAGATTGTGTAACTGGTGTATCTGAGGAAGAAATTAATTCTTTTGGATCGACTGCATAATATTGATTGGTTCTTCTGTTGTATCTTATTACGAAATCTCCAGGAGCATTGTCTACAGCACTATCTACATTGGCAAGTTGTCCCAAAGTAATTCCAGGCAACCCAAGAAGTTTCGCTGGATTTGGTCTTATTGTTCTTGTTCTTATTCTACTTGCTACTTCTTGTTTTTGTTGCTGCTCTTCTTGTGTTGGAGCTTCTCGTACTTGCTTTAATAACTCATCAAAACCACTTGGAACAGGCTCATCTCCTTCTTCGTCTTCGTTTTGTATACTTTTTATGAGATCGTCAAGTTCAATGGGAGGATTTGGCTTGCTTTCGGTTTTTATATCTTCCAAAAGATCATCCAAATTTGGAACATCTCTTGATTCTATCTCGTTTTTTAAATATTGATCTACCAACCACTCCTGATAATTTTTCATATCATCAGGAGTTGGATTATCCGCTTCTAGCACAAAGATCCCACGAGGATCTTTTTTCATGTTTCTTATTACTTTGTTAACTTGTACCTTGTTTAAGTTAACCTCAGAATAATACTGACTACCATCAGGTTGCTTTTTTCCAGTAAGTCTCGCTGCGAGAACTTTCCAGAATCTTTCTCCAACTTGTCCAGGAGAATAAAATTTTGCTTTTAAACCTGATGGTATATCAATTAGCATTTTGTTGTTGCTTTAGTTTTTCTTCTTCTAAGTGCTCTTTTAGCCAAGTTACATAAATGTCTCTTTCAAATGGCATCAGATTTTCAATCTCTGTCAAAGAATATTTATGGTACTGAACCAAAGAAAAACAAAGCCGATAATAATTCTCAAGATCGATATGGGAAAGACTTATGCGAAAAAAGATGTTAACCCTTCAATCAATACTTCACTTTTTACTTTTGTTTTTGGATTGAAGACTTCGACCTTATGAGAAAGCTTTGGCATCGTTTCAAAGAATTTTTCAATCAGTTTGAATTGGGAAGAATTCATTTGATCTAGGAACTCTTGCATTTCTTTTTTTGTCACATCAGAAGTTGACCATGCTTCGTCTTTTGTGTAGATCTTGTCAATACAAGATGAAATGAGATCGAATGCTTGATCTAGATCATTAGAAGCATTAAAATCAAAATTATTTTTGATGAACTCATCAAGAGATGGATATTTCATTTCAATGGAAATATTATCATCTAGTTTGATGTTTTTATCGTGCCCATCAAACTTCTGGACTTCTATCTCGTCAACATTAATCTTAACTGGAACTTCAGTTTCTCCATCATCAGGACAAATGATGTTGACTTCTATTTCTTCTCCTACTGATTTACCACGAATGTTTAAGAAGAGATATTCAATGTCAAATGTAGGAAGAGTTTCTACTTTTACTCCTCTGGTTTCTATGCAGTTCTTGAGTACAGTTTTGATTGCTTCTGTAATTTGTTTTGTGTCTTCACTTTCGAGTGCAAGCAAAAGAAGTTTTTCCTCTCTGACAAGAAATGGTCTGTATTTTATTTCTTTCCCTGTTGATGGCAAGGTTAGGAAAAATGAGGGAGTCGAAATCTTTGGGAGCGGCATAATATCCTTATGTCATTTCAGTTTTTATTATTTATTGTCCTCACTCTAGAGCTTGAATTTGTTGTAACTCCTTCACAAACTGTTCTTGAGTAAGACTACCCGGTTGTCTAGGTTCCGCATTTTTATCAAATTGCGCATAGTCTCTAGATAGAACATAACGACTATAAGTGAATGAAACAGTACACTTCAGTAGCTGAGAACTTTCATAAGACACTGGCATAGAATTAATGCTGATTGGATAAGCATTAATAAATTGATAAGTTAGTGGTCTATTAATTTGGTTTTTTCTGTCAATCTCTGGGTCTCCGTAATCTTTTTCAAATTTTGTAATATAGAGTCTATCAGTAATATAATCATGAGGAAAGTTGACCCTGTAATTATATGTTTGATTTGTTTGGGGTATCCTGTTTGGTTGTTCTTCATTGGATAATAAATTTTCTCCTGCAGCATAAGAAATCCAGTTCTCAAAAAAATCAATGACAAAGTAATTACGATCAACAATAAAAGTAAAGTCAGCACGATCATCATAGGATCTTCTATATGCGTGTCTTTCTGTTACACCAGTGTAGTCATTGTTGATCTCATTTGTCATTAAGGTAGATCCTGGCAAAGAAGCATCAGAACAAGAAAGTTTAATCAATTCCTGCAACTCTCCTTTATATTGTCCGCCTGGAAATCCAGCACTAAGTCTATCTTGTAAAAACTTTTGTACTTTGCTATCACTACCACCAGGAGGCAAAAACTCACAAATATAATGTGAGTTTAGAGCAGGCTGAAGCAGCTTGCTTACGATGTGTGACATTTTATATGGCTGTATCGGTGCGCCTGCCATTTCTAAATACTTTATGTTCTTTAATATTTAGGAATGGCAGAGCGAAAATACATTCAAGGATACTTTCGCCCAATACATCCAGAAAAGTATATTGGTAATCCTCAGAACATTGTGTACAGAAGTTCTTGGGAACTTCGTTTTATGAAATGGTGCGATGAAAGCACTAATGTTATTCAATATGGATCTGAAGAATTCTTTATTCCCTATCGCTCTCCAGTGGATAATAAGACCCACAAATATTTTCCTGACTTTCTCATAAAAATACAAGAGCAATCTGGAGAAATAAAAACTTACTTGATTGAAATAAAACCACAAAGACAGACAGTACAACCAAAAGTACCGAAAAGAAAAACAAAGAATTGGTTGTATGAGATGAAGACTTATTCTGTGAATCAGGCAAAATGGGCTGCAGCAGAAGAATGGTGCAAAAGTAGAGGGATAGAGTTTAAGCTAATAACAGAAAGGGAATTAGGAATTTAGGAAATGTTCAAACCACTAAGCAGACAAGCACAAAAACTCTGGGGAGTATTTGGAACGATCAGAAAATGGTTTCTTGGCCTAACAAAAGCCAAAGAAAATAAATTTGAACAAGAAGAAAAAGACATAAAGTTTGAAGAGGAGCAACTAAAGAAACGAGGTGCTAGAGATTATATTTTTGATAGGCTCAATGAAAGAAAAGAAGAGTTACAACAACAAAAAGATGAATTTTATAGTTTCAAGAATTTAGTTGATACTCTACCAAAAAATCAGTCTCCTGTTTTCTATTTTGATGCACTACTTGACATCTTAGCAAAAATGGGAAGAACAGAAGAAACTATGGAAGTTGGCAAGATTTACACTTTTAAATATATCGCAAGAACAAAAGGTCAGTGGTATGATGTTCATCCAGTCAGTCTAATTATTGAAAAGGGGAAGACTTACTGGAGAGGAGTCAACTACCATTGGGAGAGGAGACCAGAATATATTGAAAGTCCTGTGCGAACTTATAGTTTTGTTGGGATGCAATCTTTGTTTTATAGAATCAAGCAAGAAGAGTTAGAATATGTTTTGAGAATTCCTTCTTTCTATCCAGTATTCATATCTGGACGCTAAATAAATATAAAACTACTATAAATGTCTCATACTCTACAAAAAATTGAGATCGTTTTGTCCCTTATGTGGAGGGAGTTCTGATGGCAGGACAACCTTATGTATGGCAAATATCATCACCAAATCTTAATACTGGAGTTGGAGTTATAAGTTCCGCTTACAATGTTGATGGTAAAAGTCCTTTTACAACAATAACTACGGATAACCCAACAGGATATGTGAAAGTTTTTCCGAATAGTAATTCCAATGATTTGAATATAAAAAATCTTGAGTATGCAATTCAAACTGATGGAAAAATAACTTATAGAGTTCAAGATGGCACACAGAATCCAAAGCAATACAATAGTCTCCAAGAATTAGCGGACAATAGGGGAAATTGGACTGAAACAACCACAAAACAAATTCAATCCCAAATAAAAGGTATATTACAGTCTTTTGTTTCGGAATATAACCAAACAAATCCAGATTCCCCAATAGGCCCAGCAACTGCCAACCAAGAACAAACACAAAATCAAACACTAATAGGTACCGAAGAGTACCAGTTAGAACAAATAGAAGCGGACAAGGACAATAAAAAAACTGCATGGAGGGGTAAAATATATCGATACCCAACAAAAATAGGTGATAATAGACAAGACTTTATAAAATTTGAAGTCTATGATTATAAGACAAGAAGACCAAGTAGAGAAAATCCACTAGTACAAGAGAAAGATAGAAATTTAGGGTCTCAAATAGCAACTATAGTACTGCCAATACAACCAACAATTGTAGACAATAATACAGTTGATTGGAATGGATTGGGATTAAATCCAGTAGAACTTGCTGGATATGGTCTATCAACTGCTGGCATGACTGGAGGAAGTAATGGCAATGATTTTGGTGAAATATTAGGAAAATTGGGAACCACAATAACTGAAGATCCCGATGTACGAAAAGCACTTCTACTATACTTAAAGCAAAAAGCAATTGGCGTCAATGGTTTATTGTCTAGGTTTGGTGGTGCAATTGTAAATCCAAATATAGAATTACTATTTCAAGGGACACAATTGAGACCATTTAATTTTTCATTTAGATTATCCCCAAGAGATAGAGACGAAGCAAAACAAGTAAAGAGTATAATAAGAGTTTTTAAAGAAGCAATGTCAGCAAAAACTGCTTCCGGTGGAATATTCTTGGCAGCTCCAAATGTTTTCAAAATAAGATATATCAACGGAATAACAAATGACGATCATACATCGTTAAATCAAATTAAAACATGTGCTCTCCAATCATGTTCTGTTGATTATACTCCTGATGGATCTTATATGACATTTAAGGATACAGATAGTGGAAATCCAATGACATCATACAACTTGAATTTGCAGTTCCAAGAGCTAGAGCCAGTAATAGACACCGATTATAAAGAGTTCACAGACGAATCAACAATAGGTTACTAAAATGCCATCATACTTCAGACAAGTTCCAGACTTTGATTATGTCAGTAGAGATCCAAATCAAAGACAGATCTCAGAGTATGCTCCAGTAAAAAACCTTTTTCGTCGTGGCAAACTTCGTGAAGACATCTTCGGCAATCTTTCTTACTTCACAAAGTATAAGATCATAGGTGACGAAAGACCAGATAATGTGGCTTATAAAATCTATAACGACGAAACTCTCGACTGGATAGTATTACTTTCAAATAACATCCTGAACATCCAAACAGAATGGCCATTGCCACAGGTTATATTTGATAAAGTAATGCTCGAAAAGTATGGTTCTTATGACGAACTATACAACGGAATTCATCATTATGAAACTAATGAAATCAGAGATAGTTCTGGAAATATTATTCTTCCTTCTGGAATACAAATGCCTTCTCAGTGGAAGAGTGGAAATGGATTTGTTCAAGGATATAAAATTAATCAAATAGTACAAATATTTTATGAAGTAATTGATAATTTTTATGTCGTAATTCCACTAAGTCCAATACCATTATCAGTCGGAATAAAGCAAGGAAATAAAATAATAATAAAAAATTCTTCTATAGAAAGCTTAAATAGTTCATTTGTAATTGATCAAATATTTTTGGATAATTCTAGAGACAATATAGAAGAATTTTCTTTTTTGGCACCTAATGTTTCTGTCAGTGATGCAATCATCCCAATGAATGGAAATGAAACAATCGAATTTATTTCGTATACTCCATTAGCAGAATCAGATACTTATTATTATAATTACTACGATAATAACTTACAATTAAATGTACAGATCCCGTCAAATGATATAATAAAGCCAATAACAAATTACGAATATGAGAACAAACTAGAAGAAGACAAAAGAAACATTTTTGTCCTAAAACCACAATATCTCAATATAGTATTCAATGATATGGAAGAAATTATGAAATATAAAAAAGGTTCTACTCAATATGTAAGTAGAACCCTAAAGAAAGGAGATAACATAAGACTATATTCTTAATTATTCTGGCAAAAAACCGGCATAATTTTTATCATATGTGAAAAAAGATGACATAGTATATCTTTTTCCATGAGTCACTTTTGTCACCCCATGAGTGTATTTTATCCCTGCCGGATGTAGAACTATCATTCCAGGCTTCGGAGAAACTTGTATACCAATATTTGGATAATATA